TTGAAGGCAAAGATACTAATTTAGAAATTTACTCCTCAGGGTTTTACGTTGATCCGTTAGTGTGAAAAATCAAATGCAAGACGAAAGTGATAAAACTCGCATTTTCTGTCGATATATCGTGAAGAACGGTAAAAGGATTTATCCTAAGAAATCCAAGTACTTTTCTTTTTTGATAAAAGATAAGAAAGTTGCGTAATTAAACTTTCATATAGGGATGTACAGGCATCCCTTTTTACTAACCATATCCTTTCTTTAGTTTATATATCAGTCTTCCTACTACAATCAATATCATTATTACAATGGCAACAATGGCGTATCCTCCAATGTCCATCTTTGTTTTCTCCCACCAATTAAGCTTTCTTTCGACCGGATAAGGCTTAGGTATCTCAATACGGCGTATCTTTTCTATAAAATAAGGCATCTTTATCGTTACTGCAGCAAAAGGATATATACCAAGAGAATGATGAAGAATACCATTATTCCATCCTGCATAACTATATGCATAAGGATTACTCAAAAAAGACGTAGTATCACGGGTAGATATACTATCCTTATAAGGAATAAGTTTCTCCTGAAAGGTAGTATCATGATATATAATGCTATCTACCACTTTGGTCTCCAAAGGCACATATACGGTATTTGTCTTGCAAGATGACAAGGTTAACGCAATAGCCATCAAGGATAGCCCGATTAGCGTACCTATCCCCAAACGGGAATACTCTTTAAATTCCTGTATATCCATAGAACTTTTTTCTTTGGTTATCTGTTATTATTAAGTTCATATAAAAACTCTTTTTTAAAGACGGTTTTCTGCTGTGATAGTACATTGCCGCTAAAAAACACGAAATCATACCATCTTCCTAGTGTTAGGAAGATGGTTTTTACAGTTCAAAGATGAAATCATTAATCCGGTTTATCCATCCTCTTTTAAACTTGTTGTTAGCCGGGCGTTTTCGGCATATATCTTCGATATAATCGAACCGGGCAATCTTGATCATGTCGAACAGTTCACGGGGATTACGCGAATTAACAGCATCAATGGTCTTAGGTCCTACAATGCCGTCCACAGTTACGCCAAGGAGTTTTTGCGGAATCTTTATACCGTAGTTTCCAGAAGCCCAGACCCAATCCACGAGAATATTAGCTACAGACTGGTTTTCTATTTGGTCAGCCTTCCATCTGTCCCAATACATCGTCTTTAATATCTCAGTCCATTCCTGCTCTGATAAGTTTTTCAATCGTTCAACGGTTGGTACCGGATAACCTTTCTTCCGGCAATACTGCATATAAGTTGAGAGAGTCACACCTTTATTGGTAGCTCCACCCAAATCGTCCGGATCATTTACGAAGCCTCCCTCCCACTTGAGGATGAAAGGCGCTAGTTTTTCAACACTTGCCATAACTTTCTTTCTTATTATAATTCATCAATTTTTCCCAATAGCCTGAGCTTAAGCCCGTCAAAATACATGTTCACAGACTGGCTCATAAGTGAAACCGTGAAACTTTCCACCGGAAGATAAACCTGTTCTGTCATCAGATTGGCAATAGCCTGGTTGTCTTCGAGAGTGGCAACAAAACTAAGCTGCTTGTTTGCATACAGGAATTTCCCTAGAAAAGCGCGCTGTCCGTTGAAGTCGTTGTCTATCATTCTACGGATTTTATTGAGCGTTCCTTCCCGGTTAGTCAGGTGATTTTCCATCCGTATCTTGAGAATATAATACTTAACAAGCGCACAGCTCCTATCAAGCGTTTCCTTAGTGACTGCTTTAGCTTCTTCTTTGCCGATGGTGCGGTTATTCAGGTCGCTGAAATATCTTGCTGTCTGGTCAGTGGACTGCTTGATCCCTCGTAATAGCTTTTGGTTGCTGATGATCTGAACTACAAACACTATTAGCAACAAAGCTGTGAACGTAACAGCAAAACCAAACATAACCTTTAAAGCTCCCAAGTCTCCAGCCGCTTCAGCAATTTCAATGGCTGATTTGGAAAGTTTATCCACAGCTTCAATATTTCCTTGTTGTAGTATCATAATTTCTGTTGTTTGGGTTTTCCATATCCATCACTTTTACTTTTATGGAATTAATCATATCTTTGCGGGCAAGATAGTGTAAGGACACTATCCCGCTCACAATCCCGCCTGACTCGTGAGAGCCGGACGGGATATTTTGTATCACTGTGCTACCAAGTTTGCAGCAATAAAGCTAAGGAACATTTCCTTCGAAACCCTCTCTTTCCCACCTGTGAAGATTGAAGAAAACTCAAAGTCACCTTCATAACCGATAAGCTCGCAGATTTCCGCGTATTCAGCACGGGTAAATTTCGCGTCAAACTTGACATCCTTCTCCCCATGTTTCTTGCGGGCTTCTCCGTATGCTTCTTCCAGTTCTTTGAGTTCCTTGTCGTACTCTTCTTTAGTCTCACGAGTCTTTTCCGCTTTTTCCAGTTCCTCTTTTGTCGGCATCTCCGGTTTCTCAACTGGTTTCCCGTTCTCATCCTTCTGCCCCTTTTTCCAGTCTTCAGCGGCTTTCTTTCTGCGGTCAATATTTTCCATCTCCGAGATAGCTTGTGAACGCTCGTCGAAGCCTTCTTTCTTCAAGCCTTTCAATACATCTTCCATGTATTTCTCGTATTCCTGCACCTTGTTCGCATAGGCAACCCTTACAAGCATGACGCTTGCGGCTTCGGATTTGCCGAGTTTTCTTCCTTCGTAAACAAGAGGAATGTTAGCTACGATATTGTTTCTGCTGAAAATTTCATTGTAAGTCATAATTCTATTCGTTTTTAAAGTTCTTGATTGTCGTTTTTGATCTCGTTAATACAGTTAGTCACCGCAGTGGCAATACCTGCCATCTCCGTGAATGGGATGTTGTTCATGTTCAGCTTCAACTCGCCACTCTCCATGTAAGCGTTGACGCTCCCCATCTCACCGTCATTCTTTTTGGTTGCACTCAAATTCAAGGCAACAATTTCTTTACTCTCAGGGTTCTGACGAAAATCACCTGTCATTTCATAATTAGCATCCGTGTATCTTACATCACCGGTAATGCCTCTGTTTGTAATTTCTACCATAATTCTACTTTTTTATTTGGTTAAACAATTAATTTGATTTTAAACGAATGAAGACACTCTATTTTATTAATTAAAGATAGAATATCTCAATTACCTATACCACTATCTTTTATCTACCAATCTGCGCGAAACATAACTAATAAATAATTTGGGGTCGTCGCCAATTAATTTTATAAAATACCCCGGATCGTAAGCTCCAGCCAGACTTACATCTGGATAAGTGCCCCACTTAATAGCTTCACCCGCTCTGATTTCATAGTCTTTTGTATTGGCTGGGATAAATGCACTATCATAATGATACAAATCTCTAATTTTGTAACCATTGGCAGAACTTCCCGGATAATCTCTGTCGTATTGCCAAAGCTCTACTGTGAATCCACCCAATTCAACATCTTTATCACTATCATTCCCTCCTAATACATTATAGAATATTCCGTAATCATCCCAATATGTTGTGCTATCATCAAGGTAGCATCCAATTTCACGAAGTGCATAAAGCAAGATTTTACCATTTCCAATAGGAAGATCGCAAAATAAATCACTGCTATTTACATCACTAGAGGTAAAATTAATCCATTTCTTGTTTTTGCTTAGCACGGGGATCATAGTATAATCTACTCCGGTTTCAAATCCACCACCACTTGCTATTAATGGTATGACAAATGGGTCTTTTTCTGTGTTAAATTTGGACGCTAGTTCAGAAGGATCTCCTAATGGATATTGATTGCATGAACCACTTAAAACTTGTCCGGTACTTGTGTTTACAAATACAGCTGCTAAATACCAATTCTGCAATGAATTTCCAATAATTATATCTGTCAAGAATAAAGAGGGATTATCTTTATTGTACATATAGTACAACCTTAATTTTGGATAATTACTGCCAGAAGGCCATGCACCTTCGTAACTTTCTATAATATATAAAGGCTTAATTGAATCATGCATATATCCCTCAAAATCAGTAATTCTAAAAGGTTCGTTACCTCCTTGGGGTGGAATATAAGACCATCTCTCGCTTTCAGATTTAGAAAGAACATAGTTTGCCATAGTCTGCATGTTACTAGATGTATATACATCTAACCCACATTTACCATCCGCACCAGTAAACCAATTGGCATTATCATTAGGATAAAAAATATTAGCACCAGATGGCACTCCGGGAACAGGCTTAAATCTACTATATTTATTTGTTTTCCCATGATCATCCTTATTTAGATATCCAATATCCCACCATGTTCCTTTGTATTTTCCTACTCCTAAGAGCTTGTATACTTCTTGTGGATTTAGAGGTGCATTGATAATATTACCTTGAAGAGCATAGAATGCAGCAAAATCAAGGGCTGGTGAAGCACTCCTTGTGCTCATCATGCTCATTCTACTACCTACTTGAATGTCTCCCGTTGCATAGACACACAATTGCACATCATCCCCTAACAGGATGTTCTCATAGCGGACATCCTGACGGATCACACGGACATCAAGCCAATAGATATCCTTGATTGCCTCCTGGATCTCTTCATCCGTAGCCGTTACAAGAAAACCGCCCTGGGAATGAAGCTTTTCTGTGTCTATATTGCCAATATACAGATTACCATATACGGCAATGACCATTTTTTTTGTATTAGCCATGGGAACCTCCTCCCACAGCCATAACTCCGGTAGCAACAAGCCGTATTCCCTCGTCTAAGAGAGCGAAGTTGTCAATATTCAAATCCCCTTCAATGATAAGAGAAGGGTTAGGATAATCATTGTGGTCAACTCCAGCAATGACATTATCTACCCATGTTGCACATCCATACTCTTTACAATAGATATCTCCTTTAACAAGCACTGTCATTTTTTCCATAATACATATTTTTTAGGGTGATATATTTCTGATTCAAATCTTCTATTGTTTTATCTTTCTCTTTGTTCTCTTTCTCCAAACGGGCTACACGTTTCTCCAATGTTTCTACCTCACGAGCCACAGAAATAGCAGCGACTAATGCCGTATGCCCGGAGAATAAAGACAAATAGCCGTCCTTATTCTTTTTTACTGACGGAGGAAGCACCTTCTCCCAATATTGCGCACTGGAGCCGACCATAGCACCGGGAGTCCCGTCCTTCCAAGTATATTCGAATGCCGGAGCATTGGCGATATCCTTAACAGGCAGGAAGATGTCACGAACTTTGTTCTTAAGGCGCATATCGGAAGTGTCGTTCAATCCTTTGGACGACATGTAGCCGTCGGAGTACATACCTGTTGTGTTATGTACAACCCCGCGCATGTAAATCTCATCTTGACCGATAGCCAATAATGTTCCATTGGTAGAAAAAAGCTGTATTGCTCCTATTCCAACACCAATACTCAATATAATATTCTGTCCTACATTACTAACAGGAGTATATAACATTTCTATTTGCCCCCAATGATCACTGGTGTCTCCCGGCATCCATATCTTCCTACTACCTTTTCCTGTAAAACTTAGTACTTCGCTACCCGTTGATGATAAAGTCATGGTGGTGGCAGTAATACCTCCGTTATGAGTAGTCTTTCCTGTGAAAGTAGATGTGGTTCCGACACGAAGTTGCTTAGCCACACCAAGACCGCCAGTTACTTTCACTCCTGCCGCAGTGGTACTTGTAGCGTCCGTAGCATTTGAGAATGTAGCTACTCCTGTAACGCTCAAAGTTGATGAGAACGCTCCGGTAGTTGCGCCCAAGCCTCCGTTATGGGTTGTTTTGCCGGTAAAGGTGGATGTTGTCCCTACTCGTAATTGCTTAGATATCCCCACACCGCCATCGCAAACGATAGAACCTGTAGTAGTCGAAGTGGAATCGGTGGTATTATTTGCATTGATTTGTCCAGAGACGTTCAAAGCCTTATTATGAGTTATATCCCCGGTTGTGCTATTCCATGTTGTAGCCCAATCACTTCCATTAGTACCCGCATCAATACGAGCTTTGTAAAATCCGTAAAATCCGATGGCATTCTTTAATCCACCAAACACAACGGCATCACCGGCAAAGGACTTCACTCGGTATAATCCATGTGCACTCGCTTCACTTTGATTTTGATCTCCGTAAATGATATTGGTTCGGGTAGCCAATGAAATCCATGTACTACCAGAATAAGGAACTCTCAACGCTCCACCTGTTGCAAAATATACATTTCCGGCAAACGTAGTATTTCCGCCTACCCGCAACTGTTTCGCAATGCCAACCCCACCATCAAATACAGCCCCTGCCGCAGTTGTTGAGGTGGCATCAGTCGTGTTGTTGGCGTTGAGGACACCCGATACATTAAGAGATGAGTTTGCTGTAAGGACACCAGAAACGGTACAAGTGCTACTCATAGTAACCGCATTGCTAAGAGTTACTGCTCCACCTACCGTTAAGCCGTTTGAGATGGTAACACCGTTACCCATAGTCACCTTACCTGTACTGTTGTTGTAATACAGAGGACGTAATGAATTATAAGAACCGTTTACATCATCTTTGGCAGTGACGAGGAAAAAGGTGCTACTCCCATCGTTTCTTATGAATGAGCCGTAGCTCCCGTAAGTTATCCGGAAGCCGTTAGCTGCGCCGGTTATAAATCCTCCACTTGACGTGACAGTTGATGAGAATGTCGCCGCACCTGCAACATTGAGAAGCTGAGTGTAGGTGTTTGACCATCTGAATGAAGATGTCCCTAAAGATGTGGCATTGGTCGTTCCGGGGTAAACTGCTCCGTTAGCTATAATCAAATCAGAAGTAGCATCACCCACTGCCTGTCCGTTCACTACAAACGCAATTTTTCCACTTTCCGGGGCATAAATATAATTGTTGCCACCTCTACTGAATCTAATATGTGGTGTAGCATCCGCATTTTTAATAGTTACAGTATTAGCCGTCAACGCACCTCCTACCGTTGCAGCGTTAGCCACCCAGAAGTTAGTACCCATAGCCACTCTCGGAGAACCGTTCTCGCACCATACAGCCTGATGTCCAGTTGCCATTGTACCGCCAGTGGTGTTATTGGTGTGTTTATAGGCAAATCCATACAAGTTACCGAAGTTAGCACCATCGTCCGCAATCTGATACGCTGCCCCCATTGACCAGATGTGACCTATCTTTGCTGCGTCATATACACCATACATACCCGACCGTCTGGTAGAGGTTGAATAAGGAACAACCTTGCCATCACTCTGAATGATTAATCTGCTATTGAATGTCGAATTACCGGAAATGTTCAAGTATCCCTGCGCTCTAATATTCTGATTTGTGGCGAAACCGTCCGTTGTAGTCAACTGTGCAATAGTAGTATGGTTAGCCGGAAGTGAACCTGCCGTATAAGAAATGTATAATGTAAATAATCCCCCATCTTGGAAAGAGGGTTTGTAGCTGACATATACCGTATTATTCGCAGAAGTGGTATTATAATAAACCTCCAGATATACATTAGCGTATGCAGTAGAAGTATCTTTAACAAGGCGAACAGATGTAAATAGATTACTATTGCCGCTAACTTGTGTGATATTAGGAACTGGAGTTGCGGATGTGGTAGTATGTCTGGTCGCTACATTGAAGATAATTCCTGTATTTTCATTATTTGAATACGAATTAGTTATACAGAAAGTTCCCATCCAGCTTCTTGTAGCGGCTGAATAATTGAAATATCCAATTCGTATCCATCTTGCAGCAGCCCCAGTCGGTTTATAAGAGGCTCTATATTCACGGGCGTATCCGTTTCCTTGGATGCCATCGAATAAGTCAGCGTTGAGGTTGGTTACAACGGTCGTGGAAGCTACAGTCAAAGGTGCTGTTCCGGTAGATACGGTAGACTTCAATTGAGTCCCTTGGATGGTAGAAGAAGATATAATAGCTTTATCCGCATACCATCCAGTTCCATTCCAATACCAACGGGCATCTCCAACAGAATTATAAAGTCCTTTGTTTTCTGCACTATTCTGAAACCATCCACTATCAGAATAATAATATCCAGTCGCTTTAACATTGCCTGATACATGCAATCTTTGCGTCGGCGAGGCCCATCCAAGCCCTAAGAAACCGTTAGGCTGCAAGAAACGGGCCACCTCGGTCGTGCCTACATGAAATATGACAGATGTACCCGAAGCTGATTTTAGATACAAAGTCGAATCACTTTGTATATTACGGGAAAAGACAGTATTTGCAACAACCGAAGCGGTACCGATAGAATAAGTGGCTGTAGCTCCTGTAAAACTGATACTGCCTACATTTGACAAGCTACCGCTCACATTAGCCGTACCGTTGAAACTCTGTCCCCACAAGGTGCGTGCTGTCTGTAACTTGGTAGCGGAAGCCACGTTACTTGACGTAAGGGCGTAAGCGGAGCCGTTAGCACTCAATACAGAAGTGGTAACATCAGCGATAGAGCCGTTTATCTCACTGTTGTTCACTACAGCGGCAACATCGCCATGAGCCATAGTATAATACTTGATGGCAGTGAAAGCCATATTACTATAAGTGCCGATAAAATAAGCCGCCACCGCCTGTGTATTCGTGTGCTGTAAGGCGTAATATGTTTTACCTCCGTAGGTACAAGTAACCAAGTTCCAAGGGGTATTTTGTCCATACGTGTTAAGTATGAAATTACTATCCGAACCTGCACTCCACTTGCTGTACCAAAGATTTACATCCGCTGCCTGATATCTTGTACTCCCACCTTGTGAGGTATATAATTTTCCTGTTAATCTATGAGTGGCTTGCGTCGTAGTTTCCCACAACAATACAACGTAATATTCATAATCAGCTTTAGAGAACAACTTCCTCGTATATGGCATCATGGTATCTGCATAACCTGTAGTATCACCAAATGTAGGATATCCGTTCGGAGTTATAGAAAGATATTTATCTCCTTCATATCCATACATATATGCGCCATTCGTACTTCTCCAACCGAAACAAGCTTTATTATCTGTGCCGTTTTTTATCAGGAACCCGGGAGTCTGAGCCGTAGTACTTATTATCCCCGAAGCCGAAATAGTACTTGCCCCCGACAAAGCACCGGACACGTTGGCTGTCCCGTTGAAAGATTGTCCCCAGATTGTTCGGGCGGTGGTTAGCTTGGCGGCACCACCGGAAATGGATATGCCCCACGTTCCCGAAGCTCCTGTTCCCGTTTTAGAAGGAGCGTAGTCATTATAGTTGGCGGCGTGAAGGATATTATTGCTCTTGTAAGTAAGCTGGGTGGAAGATACGGTCAAGTTACTTGAAACAGTCCACGGATTAGCACCCCAACCAATATAAGCTCTAGGGGAAACATTCTTATCCGTAAATACACCTATGCCGAATTGAATGGTTGCATAAGTAGTGTCGGTAAACCAATGGGAACCTGTAGCATTGTTGCCAGTCGTATTGTTTGAACGGTGAATAGAGGTATTACCCATCCTCTGTGATACCGTCCACGTCTTCGTTGCCGTAATGGTCTGAGCCGAGTTCAGCGTAACATAATTAGCCAAGCTCTGATGGGATGTCAAGAACGTTGTCCCTTTCGTTACGGTAATCGTTGTACCAGATTTGGTAACAGCTGTAACGGCATTTCCCGACCCTGTAGTGGTCACGGTGAGTGCGGAACCGCCTTCTAGAGATTTTACACGGGTATTCAGGTCATTACCCAGCTTGGCTGAAAGCACGTATCCGGCTTTGTCCGCTGTGTAGTCGCTCCATGAGTCCAAACGGTCATAATCACTTCCTCCGCCTCCGCCACCTGTACCTGTGGCAAGTCCCTTAGAGGAGAGGAAGCCCACAGCGTAAAGGCCGGCAGCAGTTCCGTCTGTCTTGGCTACTTTAAGGGCGTTGTTGGCACTATCGTAAGATATACGGATAGAGCCTATATCAATATAAGAAGAGAAATTTCCTGCTGTTGCAAAAACATTAGACCAACGGTTAGAAGTACCACCGGAAGTAAATGCATTGTTGGTATGCGGATAAAGATGCCCGTTGACGTTTATCCTTGTGTTGAAATAGAATGGAACACTGGATTGGAAATGTGCCCATGAACTATTTTGAGAACCTATCTGGACAGTATTACCATTAAGCGTAGATTTCAAATAACCCGCTGTAGATGCTATCGTTCCCGTTGCTGTTACCGTAGATGAGAAGGTGGCAGCACCGGAGACGTTGAGTAAGACGGAGAACATATTTGCCCAACGGGCAGAAGCGGAACCATTGGTTATCTTGTTATTGGCTGCATCAAACGGTTTAAAAGCCGCACCGTTGAAAGCAATAGAAGTTGCGTCTGCGTTGTTGTATTTAAGATTAATATTATTAGCTCCAGTACTGATTAAGCTCAGATATGAATTACCATATACATTATCAGCATAGACGTAGCTCCCTCTTAAATAAACGGCTTTAATGGAATTACTGTTTAGAGTCAGTGCTTGAGAAGTATATCCAGACGGAATACTTCCTGCCGTAGCCGAGGTGTATATGTCCCAACCATGACCGCCAACCAATTTCACTGCGATAGTGGTGGCTATAGCTGCGCTTGCCTGTATTTCTAAATAAGCGTAATTATCAGCATAGGTAGTATGATATACCAGACGTACAGCTTTTATTTGAGTATTAGAATAGTGGGAACATCCCAATTGGATAATACTGGGATTTTTACCATAAGACGTAGAAGCGTTTATTGTTGCGATCGTATGGTATCCCGAAGCCGCAGCGATAATTGTAAATATGCCATTATTATTACTTATACCTTTAGCCGAAACCGCTATCCTGTACCATCCATCTGCTGTTGTGGTAGTACTATAAGATGCCTCTTTCCCATAAGCTACATTCATTGCGTTACGGGTAAATGTAATATTGGCTGTCCCGTCAAAAGTAAGAGCCTGACCACCTACTGTAATAGTTCTGGCAGTTGCTAGTTTAGTGGCGGAAGAAGCATTTCCGGTAAGAGTTGCTTTTATTGTAGCCGGCAGCTTCAAGTTCACATTCGCACTACCGTTAACCGATGTGGTAACGGCTGTGCCGGTTCCGTCAGAATTGACTATTCCTATCGATCTTGCCGTACCCCAATTAGCGGTAGTGATGTTGGCCGTACCGTTGAAGCTTGTGCCGTTAATTGTTCGGGCGGTCTGGAGCTTAGTTGCAGAGGCTACGTTATCGGTGATATGCGCAAATTCAGTCCACGCATACCATGTTGTGCCATTGTAATATCTTGCATATAAATCCGAACCACTATAAGCTAGCTGCGTTGTATATCCACCAGCGCTACGTAGTACTAATAAACCAAAGCTATCTAAACTAGACGGCTTATTGGCAACAGTATTTCCTCCAGCACCACTAAATGTTCTGCCTGAATAGTTACTATAAGTATAAGTATTTAAATCCTCGTCTGTTAAAACGGTTTCTAACAATCTTTTGGAATACCCCGTAACAGATACGTTCAATGTCGTTGAGCATGCCGTTATTGCACCGCCATTCATATACACGGGTAAAGTCGTAGAACCTACAGTCGCAGACATGGCTGTAGGAGTTCCGGCATTCAGGTAGATGCCTTTTGCTGCACTTCCGACTGTAGCCGTGCCTAACTTGGTAATAAGAGACGTATAGTTTCCTGTATGGAGAAGTTGTACAAAACTACCCCATACCATCTTAGAGCCGTCTCCGTAGCCTGTACGTAAGTATAATTGATTTAAGCCCGCTGCGCCCGTTGCATGAAACAAGTCCAGTACCGCCTGCGATGAGGATAAAGTAGTACTAACGCCTCTCTGCAAGCGTATTACATGACCATAATCACTCGGATAACCTGTATCAGTAGAAGAGGATACCTGATTGTAATATAATCCTGCATTTGTCATTAAGGTATTAGCTACCGCTGCCGCCTGATTAAAGTAAAGTCTCTTTGAGTAACCGGTAACATCTATATTCCAAGTACCGCTCGCTCCCGTTCCTGTCTTGGTAGGGGCGTAAGAGTTGTAGTTGGCGGCATGAAGGATTGAATTACCTTTATAAGTGAAAGAAGTCTCAGATACCGTTAAGCTATTTGCAACACTCCATGGTTCAGAGGTCCAGCCGATAAATCCTCTCGGAGAGGCGTTGTTTGTAGTAAAGCAACCAATGCCAAATTGAGTGGCTGCATAGCTCTCTGTCTTCCAATATAATCCTGTAGCATTGGTCGTTGATGCGTTATTAAGATAATGAAGATTATTTTGTCCCATCCTTATGGATGAAGAGAACGTCTTTTGTCCGCTGATTGTCTGGGCAGTAGATAAAGTTACATATTTACCATCTGCCTGAGTCTTTGTATAAGCGTCAGTGATTCCATATCCAGACAAAGTAGTCGGTTTATTGGTCAGCGATCCGAATGCGAGGTCCCCTTTGGTCACGGTAATAACAGTACCGGACTTGGTGACATCCTTCACTACCGCACCAGTCCCGGATGGGGTAACAGTAACAGCCGCACCATTTTCAAGGCTTGTGACGCGGGTATTCAAGTCATTACCCAATCCTGCGGATAAAACCCATCCAGCCTTGGACGCATCATAATCAGTCCATGTATCTAAGCGGTCGTAATCCGAACCGCCACCACCTCCGCTAGTTCCGGTGTTCAATCCCTTTGAAGAAAGGAACTGGTCGGTATATAAACCGTACTTGGCTTTGATGGCATATACCGGAGACGATGTAGTTCCGATGTTTACCTTCTCGAACAGATCATCAAACGTGGCTTTGGTCAAGAAGGTTGTACCCTTAACAAGCGTCAGTGTGTGACCTGAGAATGTAGCACTTGTGATGGCATTTCCACTGCCACTATAAGCAACTGTATTAAAGCCGTCAGTTATGCCGAAGCCTGATAGTGTGGTAGGATTGCTACCGGATGTAACACGTCCATACGCATCAGTAGTAACCTTAAAGTACGTTCCAGCCTTGCCTACGGCTTTAATATCCAAGACACCAGAGGATGCCATATTGAGCGTTGTCCCTACCTTTACACCTCCAAGGACGGAAGCGGATGCTGTAGGTAACGTATAGGTGTAAGTGGCATCAAGAACTCCGTTCTCGTCTATACTCAGACGGTCTCCCACCTTTATACCTCCCAGTGTTGTAGTAGTGGCCACTTTGAGTGAAAGAGTACGGTTAGCCGTTAGATTTCCGCCACCGGACAGACCTGTTCCGGCTGAGATTGTAATAGCTTTGAGTGCCGCAATAGCCGTAGCGTTCGCCTTGCCTTTATCCCCCGCATAAGCGGTGTTGGATGTTTCTCCCAAAGCAAGGGACGGAGAAATCTCTACATAAGTGGTTCCGCTCCAACGGTAAGTCAGGTTCGTGTCAAGTGCTACGTAAATCTTCCCACTCTCGCCCGTCTTCGGAAAAGCGGAAAGACTGGCAGCTTCAATAACATCATCCACATAGGATGGCAGATAAGAAGCCGGGATAAGTCCCTCTGTAAGTTTTGGAAAGTTACCATCCACGTAGGATTTCAAAGCAAACCCGCTATCATTGCTGAGTTCGCTTACCTTTGTCGGAACGGTTATGTTGATAGTCTTGGCAGCGGAGTTAGGGGTGTATGTTCCAAGGGATGTACCGTTCTTTTGAAGGGTCAGCCCGTATATGGTTTGGTGTGATGTCAGGAAATCAGCCTTCGTAAAGACTACGCTGTTCCCGGTCTGGGTAAAGCTGGCCAAGCCGTTTCCTGTCCCGGTAGTAGTCAGGGTAATGGACTTGCTTTCCAAGGACTCTACACGGGTGTTCAGATCCCAGCCCAACCCAGCAGACAAGACATAGCCAGCCTTGGACGCATCATAGTCAGTCCAATTATCCAAACGATCATAGTCGCTACCGCTTCCTCCGCCACCGGAATTAGGGTTAAGTCCTTTGGAAGACAGGTATTGTTCAGTCCACAGGCCGACTTTTGCTTTGATGCTGTCAATAACAGTGGAAGTATTGTTAACGGCAATCTCGTTTCCGTCCGCATCCATAGCACCGAACAGGCGGGAAAGGAATGTCTTGGTCACATAGCGGGTGTCAAGAATAGTAGAGAAGTTACCTTCGTCTACAATTCTCATCCATCCCGTAGCAACGCCATTATTATCTATCCTGCGCTTATACAGGTTGTTATTACTTCCAAATCCTATCTGTCCGGTATATCCGGCTGCTATTCTCCAAACCATCAACCCGTATGCGTCTGACGGAGAATTTACGGTAGTATTGCCACCACCCGCATAATACATCTTCCCGCTATGGTTCGTATAGGTTAAATCATTCAAGTCTTCGTTAGTTAACGGAGCTTGATATAATCGTCTGGAGCTTCCCGTAATAGATATTCCCCATGTACCGGTAGCATTGCTTCCGTCAGTATTTGCCTTTCCGTCCAAAGCGGTCTGGAGTCCGCTTATCTTGGATATGGCAAGAGTGGGGATATCCGAAGCGGCAAGAGTAGTTCCCGCAGTAACTCGGCCGTAGGTGTCTACTGTAACCTTCGTGTAAGTTCCAGCCGTGGCTATGCCTGATTTCAGGTTAAGTACACCATTGGCAATGTCCAAGGTTGATCCGACTTTAACCCCGCCTAGTACAGAAGAGGAAGCAGTGGGAAGGACATACTTATTAGCTCCTGCCTCTATACCGTTAAGCTTATTCAGGAGAGTGTCTGTAAAATCATTCGCAGAAAGCCCCTTACCTTCAACCTTATCAACCTTTCCGTCCAAAAGACCGTTTACCCAAGATTGGGTGGCATAACCGGTAAGAGAAGGTATGTCGGATTTCTTAGCGTAATTGTTTGTCGTAAGGTAGTCTGCCAATTGAGACTCGTTCAAGCCGATATCGCTGAGATTAAGGCTTTCCCAATGCGTTGCTCCCTTGCGCTGCACCATGATACGGTCAACCGTCGGAATCTCATCCGCCCAGGAGCCGACATTGTTCAGCTCTCCCAGCGAGGAAGCACCTCCGGTTCCACCGCCTGTACCGGTATTAACGCCTTTGGAAGAAACATACGAATCGGAGTATATACCTACCGCCTCTGAATCATAATCGGCAGGATGCAAGCCTTTATTCGCGGTATCCCGTACAAACCACCGCTGCATGGCCTTGTCAAACTCCGTAGCGAAGTCTGACTTGTTGACCTTCTTGTCGAGCGCATCCTGCAAGCCTGTGATTTTCGAAATGCCGAGGACAGGAATATCACCGGCAGACAAGGAGGAACCGGCTGTCACACGGCCGTAAATATCCGTCGTCACTTTCGCATAGGTGCCGGCAGTCATCACTTCAGGCAGGTCAAGAACACCAGTTGCGGAAGCGGTCAGTGTAGAGCCGATCATGACGCCACCAAGAACCGCAGCTTTGGCAACAGGAAGAATATATTTGTTGGCGCCTTCAGCTATTCCGTTCAACTTCTGAAGAAGGGCATCGGTGAAATTGTTTTGTGATAATCCCATACCGGATACCTTATCCACCTTATTTCCAAGTGCAGTATTCACCCATGACTGTGTTGCATAACCATCCAAAGACGGTATATCGCTTTTTTGCGCATAATTATTTATTGTCAGATAGTTACTTAATGCGTCCTCATCCATTCCTGCTTTTGCGGCATACCACTTGCCATCCGGACCATAAGTTAATACCTTTCCAGTTTCCGCCCCAAGCACACCGGTTCCGTTTGCATTTTGAGCGACATCATTCAGTTGATACAGTGCTGTAGCCCCTTCTCCGCTACCACCACCGGCATTCGGATTAAGCCCCTTTGATGATAAATACTCATCGGTCCACAATCCGAACTTAGCCTTAATGGATGTAATGACCGCTTCCATATCATTTATGGCTACTTCCGAATTATCTTCACCGATAAAACCAAATACTTTGCCAAGGAAAGCGACATCTACTTTCTTTGCAAGGGCTGTATTCAGTGCCGTAGTCGTTACATAACCACTCAGCTTACTGTTTATCTCACTCTTTGTATAAGCATCGGTAATGCCATACCCGGATAACGTTGTTGCTTTGTCAGCTTTTACAGCCAGCAACTCTGCCAACGTAGATGTTTGCGTCTGGCCTGCCAAGAATGCTTCAAGCTCTTTCCACTTGTTAATTATGCCATCCGTATCTGTACCGGTAAGGAAATCATTAAGCTTATCAGAAACGACCTGCAATGCGGAAGCCGTTGCATAGCCTTGGCTATTAACCCATGATTGCGTTGCATAGCCACTTAAAGCACTTGAAGTTATATAGTTTTTGCCCAGTACCCAACTTTCAGTCGCATAACCTGAGAGTGAAGGAATATCACTCTTCTTGGCATAGTTGTTATTGGTCAGATATTTACCTAAAGCCGTTTCGTCCAGCCCGACCGCGTCGGCAGCGTACCATTTACCGTCAGTCCCATAAGTCAGAACCTTACCTGGCCCTGCACCGAGAACACCTGTTTCTGAATCATTCTTTGCTACATCATTGAGCTGGTAGAGGGCGGTTGCACCACCTTCACCACTACCGCCACCTGAACCTAGATTTAAACCTTTTGAGGATAAAAATTCGTTCGTCCATAAACCGACCAGAGATTGTACACTAGTGATTCTTTCTGGATTTTCCGGATCATCCTTGTGAATTACAAATATACTGTCCCAAACGGATTTGTCGAGCTTCTTTCTATATTGTTTCAATAACTCACTTTGGGAAGAGAAATTATTGTTTACCGAAGTCTCCACTTCGCTTATCTGACCTTGTATTCTGTCAAGGGTACTTGCTGTTGTCTCGTTGTTAAGTGTAACCTCAAAAGTAGGGATTATACCTTCTCCCTCTTTTATGGTAAGAGACTGGATGATTATATTCTCGTTGTTTATCCCTATTTCTTGATCATTCACAGTAAGGCGTTTACCTTCCATAATATCATTATAGAAGTTTACATTTCTTGCCATGAAAATCTCGTCCACTCCCACGTTGTAGGAATAATTGGTAGTGCTGTATTTAGCAAGATATTCTTTCGCTCTTGCAAGAAGTCTGTTCTCCGCATCCCGTATATACTCTTGAGGCATAAGGATATTCAGCAACACGAACTTGTCCCCGGCTTTCATGTTCCAATCCTTGTTAGGAACAGTGAAATTCCCCGTGTCTCCTTCTTCAAGTGTGTTTCTTCCAAGTGTAAGAGTATAACTTCCGTCTGAAGCACGTTCTATTTTGGATATATTGAAAGCATATCCCTGCAAAGAACCGCTTTTCATAGACAGTTGTGCTTCATTAGTAGTAAGGCTTTCGCTTAAGTCAAATCCCAAGTCATACAATCCTACAATAAAAGTAGGCTGCGTGTCACTTGTTATAGCACTTACGCTTTTTATTTCATCAATAGCCTGCCCTGCGGAGTTCTTCATCCCCGTAATAGACGGGTAAATGTCATCGTAGGTTATAACCCCTTCGCGAATACCGTATTTTGCAACAGCTTCTTCTGGAGCAAGTATATAATCCGTCTTCCCGTCAGTCTTAAAACTGGGAAGCATTAATCTGAGCGGAGAAAGCGCATAGTTTGCCGGAAGAACACTGTCCGTCCATTCTGGAAGTTTAGGATAGCTATAGTCAAGGTTTCTTGTTCCACCGTATGCACGCAGTTTAGTCACAACACCAGTATCAGTATCGGAAATTCTTTCTATCTCATACAGTCCTTTGCCTTTTCCGTATTCAAATACATTGTCAACCACCGGCTCTTCCCCGCCAATGGTAACATTTCTTCCCTTTACAAAATAATTAAGCTTGTATTCCGTGTTTACAATAGAAAGGGCATTCCAACAGTTTTGATTACTCATTGAGATGTTTTTCTCCTCACTCTCCGTACCTTCTGCAATGGTAATGCTCCATGTGCCTTTGCCGTACATTGCATCCAAACAAGCCTGTATTCTCTCAGCAAGATACTTCACATCTCCTGTAAACTCTACAGTAAGAGGGGTAGGATATACTATTCCATTGTCTCCCGGCACAATATTTCTCATCATGCACCGTTCAAGCTCGTACTTCAATGATACAAACCTAAGTTCATACTTATACTCACGGCTCGAAACCTTTTTCACAGTAGGAAGTAGTTCCAGTTCAAAGCGTTCCCCCCTGTAAGTTATATAGTCAAAAACATTGAAATCTATCTTTTTTTCAGAAGAAAAGGTAGCGATTACAGAACGGTCTACCATAAAAGTTCCGCTGTATTCAAGTTTGTGTAGTACACATCTTTCAGTTTGTCCGTCTTTACTATATACTATCCAACCCATATCGTCAACTCCTTAGGACCAAATTTTCAACAACTGTACTGCTACCTGCCTTATAACTTGGAATAATCCTTGTCTTCGGGTCGCATACGTGCAGTTCCATATTAAACTCAAGAATTTCACTGTCGTCTCCCTGCCACAATTCCGTATCGCTTATTTTCGTCAGATATACATCCTGCCTTCCCGTATGGGTCTTGGCATTGTATATCTTCAACCGTGAACCATAATTATCCGCTCCAGTAAGATAGTCAAGCAACATCTCCAACTTATCCATAGCCGTGCCTTTTGTTCCCTCGTAGCATATACTTATTTTAATGTCATACGCTTTTATAGGTAGAGTATCTGGAACGAATGTGTCTTCACCGTCTTCGTCCGCCCAGTCACGCTTTGGCAAGTCTTTCACATCACCCGGAGAGGGCAGCGGGAAATCCGTACACACCATCCCGAAATTATCGAGAAGGTCTTTAATGGGTGCACCCGACTTCATCTTCTGGAATAATATGGAATACGGTTCGTTCATTTCCTTTGATAAAAAAAGAGCCTGAAACGAGAACAACAGCTAATGTTGTCTCATTTCAAGCTCTTATGGCTTTATGGCATATTAAATGAATTGATACTTCATTGCAAATATACCAATTTTTATTATATTATCTACAAAACAATAGAAAATATAATAGAAAAGTACTCAATTATATATGCGATAATATCCGCATGTGTAAACATTTTGCTTTTTCACCTTCCGATTCCTTTGGTTTCTCCAGCTTGTCTATCCTTTCGTTGGCAATTTCTAAATCCTCAGATAGGCGCAACAGTTGCTGCATAAGCATCCTGTTCTGTCTTATAAGTATTTCTATCTTGTTTTCCATAACGTTAATTCTTTTAATATAAGTGAGTTGATATGTAATAGTTTTGCTCACCTCATTTATAAGGCGAGCAGAACTAATTTACACGATATAATCTATTCTCCTTTTATCTGTTTAACAGCTTTCCTGATGTTCCAATTATTATCATATAGGGCATGAACCAGCCTTCTTCCTTTTTGTGTCCACACTGTATATACACTTGTGCCTATACTTCCGTCAGAGCGGGTAAAAGTTTGTGTTCTCGTAGAATGAAGCCCCCATCTTGAATAAGGAGTACAAAACATCCACTGACCGGATTGCTTGTAAATAATCCCTTTCTCTTTCAGAATCTTATTTAGCGTAAATGCTTCCATTCCTACCTCTTTTGCAACTTGTGTAGTAGTCATAGTGTTTACCGATTGCAACGTTTCATCATAATAATTCACTTTCGGTGCTGATTTCTTTATTTCGTTCTCTTGCAATTCAATGGTAACTTGCTGTTGTTCGGCTTGAGCTTGTAAGCGTTGCTTTTCATCGCGTTCATTCTTTAGTTGTGTGGCAAGACTGATAACCAAGTCGGGGTTATTTATCATTTGCTCCAAAGTTGGCTGAGTGGCGGTCATTCCGTATTGGAGTAACTCTTTGATGCGGTCGTTACACCATAAATAAAAATCTGGAGAAAGCCATTGAGCAAATATTAGAGCAAGGTCTTCGTGCATCCAAGTTCCTTGATTGTTACCTCCTTGATTTACAGTCACTAAACCCGTTGCGGGAATTCCCGTTTTGGCTGATAATGAGTCAATTAGCTCGTTTGTCTGTTTTGTTGATAAAAAGTCATTGCAACGTTTCCCGAACGGCTTTGCCATTTCTGTAGCGTTCACCATTACATTACCTTCCTTACCGAAAGATATATTATTTCCGTTATATTCAAATATCTGTATATCCATGATGTTGTATTTTAAAAGGAAGGGGCAAATGCCTATCCGTATATTGTAGGAGTTTACGGAATCGGCAAATGCCCCATAAAATATTTTTGTTCTCCATGCGCAACTCCTACATAACGCACTTTGATAGCTATCTTCTGACAGCAAAGTTATAGGACAAAATAAACCTCTGCAATAGCCCTAAAAAGCACTTAAAAATATTGGGTCGTATTGGGCTGTATTGGGCTGTATCGGGACATAAAAAACTTCATTATACGATGTAATTTAGATGCGTTCTACATCTATAGGCGATACAAGGCGTACAAACGTATTATCATTCCCGAACTGTGATACTACTTGTCTGTTTAAAAACATAACAAGCTGATTTATCAAGCATTGCAGATAGGATTATAGTCCCATCATCATAGATATGCTTCAAACACTTTCACATTATAGATATTGACTTGTCCGTAGTTGGCATCAAACACCTTCTTAACCTCATATCCCAACTCATAAGACAAGGCTTTCATCTTCCGCCAATTGATAGAACGCCAGTTCATACCATGCTCCTTTGCCCAACGTTTGATAGAGAACCATTCCTTTGATTCATCAAGCTGTTCGGTCTTCTGTTCAAGAAGAGCCTTTGCCCTTTCTTTCTCTTCCACTTCATCTGCCAGTCTTCGCAATACTTCTGCATAAGTCTGAGGTGTAGATAGTGCCTTTAGTTGTTTTTCCATTGCGTTGAAGGCTGCGATATAGTCCAGTTTGAATTTCAGAGCCTTCTTTCCATTAAATCCCATTACAAGCAAAGTAAATCCATCACGATTCATAACAACAATACGAGAGTGACGTACCCCTCCATTAGGTTGCGGTATCTCTATTGATGAATCCGCAAAATATCCTTCACATTGATTTTCAGCCATTTTACAAACCAAAGTATCAATAGCTTTTAATACGTCACTGTGTTCTTTCCCAAACTTTTCAGCCACCAATAGGCTGTTAGTCAAAACTTGGCCGTTCTGACCTTTGAAAACTAATTCGTTCATATCTTGATTCGTTTTCATAATCCGTTTATTTAAAATGAAAGCAGGGAGAAATGAAATTTAGATGTTTAATGTGGCTGCCAACATCCAATTCCAAAACTCCCTGCAAATATCTTTAGTGCTTTTACCGACAGCCACGTGGGTAAATAACAACGTTGTTTCTGCTCGCTAAGTTAAGTAAGAAAATTCAATTATGCAATAGCATCTTTTGTATTTAACTTATTGATTATCTGATAAATAAATCAATTAATCAAGCAATTAAGTAAGTAAAATTACGCACACTTATTACGTGCAACATACTCCTGATAGGTATATTGCACCTTTATAATCTTTCCTGTACAACTAACTAAGCAAACGAATTAACGTTGGTTAAATCCACCTTGCAAGTTTCACAAACGGATATAGGAACAAATGGAAAAGATAGAGGATTAGAACTGCACAGAAAGGTATAAGACCTCTTCTGCGTTTGATACGTTGGAGCATCTTCTTCTCTTTGAGAAGGATGCCGATTACCGCCTTTTGGTAGAAGGTAGGTAAAGTTAAATTCGTTGTGTCAAGCATTTAATAACGAATTGTGATAAAAAGAAACCCTCCGTAGGTGTGCTTGACACAACATACGCAGGGCATAGAAGTCGCAGATTGTTTCCTTTCTGCCACCTTAGAGGGTTTCCCAATATCTTGTACAAAATGTATTCGCTTTATTTTGCCCAAGAGTTATTATGTTGTATCAAGCACTGCAAAGATACGCATTTGCTTTGAAAAGGCAAATATGTTTTATAACATACATTAGAAGTTATACCATAAAAGTATATACATAACATATAATTAAATAAGAACCACTATCTTTGTATCGTTAAAATAAATATACTATGAGAATCATAAATCGTTATGCGACGAAAGAAGTTATAATAGATTCAAATGGTTTCTTTTTAATACTTGGATATGGATATTTTCAAAGAACTAAATGAAAATCAGATAGAAGCTATAAAGTCAACGGAAGGATACGTTAGAGTTATAGCTGGCCCAGGTTCGGGTAAAACAAGAACGATAGCTTGTAGATATGCATATATGGTGAACAAACTTGGAATATCACCAAGCAACATCCTTTGTATAACCTTTACCAATAAGGCGGCAAAAGAGATGAAATACCGCATAGAAAAATACATAGGTAAAGATAGAGTCGGTGATTTTGTATGTACATTCCATTCGTTTTGCCTGAAGTTTTTGCGAGAAGAGATATATAGGTTGAACTTAGCAAGCAACTTCACAATAATGGATGGAGAAGACCAGCTCAATGTATTAAAAGAGATATACCCTGAATTATCAATACCCCCCACGGAAAATAAATATAAGAAGTCAGCGGAAGAAATAAAAGAAAAGAAGATGAAATTCCCGGACTACATATATTACTTCGACGATAAACTCCAAAAGAAACCTACCTATTGGAGCAGGATATTCTCTGCTTTTATCTCGCGTCAACGAAAATACAATATGCTCGATTTTGACGACTTGATCTATTTCACGCTTCATATCTTGGGAAACCATGAAGATGTGCTAAAAAAGTGGAGCGAAAAAATATCATACATTATGGTTGACGAAACACAAGATAATGATATGAAACAATGGAATATCGCAGATAAATTAAGTGAGATAAACAAGAATTTATTTGTGGTAGGAGACCCGGACCAGGCAATATACGGATGGAGAGGAGCAAGATTTGAAAAACTTTTAAATTTTGACAAGACGCATATACCGTGTAAAGACATCATACTGAACGATAACTACCGGTCATTAAAAAGCGTACTCACTGCATCAAACAATCTTATTAAAAACAATAAGTTAAGATTTGACAAGGATATGATTCCACACAGGTTACAAGGTAACTCGGTGATATGGCATCACGCTTCAAACTCATCCGATGAATCAGGATGGATAGTAAAAAACATAGAACGTATAAAGAAGGATGGTGATAGGTATAGGGATATTGCCGTATTGTACAGAAATTCATATTCATCTCGAACACTTGAACAGAATCTGATAAAAGGGAAAATCCCATATATTGTATATGGAGGTATCAGGTTTTTTGAAAGGGCGGAAATAAAGGACGTGATTTCATATCTGAGAATGCTGGTTTCGGATGATGATTTCTCATTCCTGCGTGTGATAAACTCTCCCAAAAGAGGATTAGGAAACGTTTTTATAGGCAAAGTAAAAGAAAAGGCGGAATTATGCGGAACATCGCTTTTCAATGCACTGAATGAAAATCTAAACTCCCGCGAGTTTAACAAAGAAGGGGCAAAATCTTTTTGCAGACTCATCAATGAATGCAGAAAAATGAAAGACGTATTCAGCATCTCAGACATAATAGAGTATCTGATAGACGAAAGCGGCATCAGAAAGACATTAAAGGATGATGGAGACGAAGAACGGATGGAAAATTTGAAAGAATTGGTGTCGTCAGCAAAATTATACGAAGAGGAGCACACAGGATCATATATATCATTAGAGACATATTTGCAGGATGTGGCATTATATACCAATCTTGACTATAAGAAAGACACGGATTCGGTAAGCATAATGACCATACATCAGGCGAAAGGACTCGAATTTAAAAATATTTTTATATATGACGTATCCGATGGAGCCATCCCAAACTACAGAAGTCTGCGCGAAGGAGGGAAATCGGCATGTGAAGAGGAACGTAGATTGATGTATGTGGCAATGACGAGAGCCAAAGACAATCTATACATTACAGATTCGCTTGGAAGCAGTATATCCTATGGAGACAAGGTTCCGTCAAGATTCATCAGCGAGATAGGAGAATATCAAATGTCAGAAGAAAGCATCCCGGTGGATATGAAAAGTATTGAGTACGATATAATTTCGTTTAAAAAGAATCAAAAGGAATATGAACATAAATTTAATAATAACGAAATAGTCGTACACCCTATATTCGGAACGGGTCAAATACTGAGCGTTGAAGATTATGGATATTATATAATCAACTTCTTCAATTACGGAAAGAGAAAAATAAGATTTGACTTTGAAGGATTAACAAAATATAATAATTGAGTATGGAAGAACCTATAATCAGATGCCCACATTGTGGAAGCCAACAATTGTCAGTCGGTGAAAAAGGATTTTCAACCGGGAAAGCAATAGCTGGCACTTTACTTACCAATATGGTAGGAGGTATATTGTTTGGACTTTTAGGAAGCGGGAAAACAAAAGTCACCTGCCTAAAATGTGGAAAAACAATGAATGTTTCCGAATTGGAGAAAATATATCCAAATAGGAAAGACAAAGACGGTTTTCCGCCTGTTTTATAGTCATATGTTTAGTTGAAGCTTTTCTTGTTTTCAAACAGAGCAAGTCATTTTCTGCAAAAATATCCATATTTCCTATATTTGCAGTCGCTAAACTTAAATAAAAGAAAATATGGAATTAAAGGAGTTTATCAAAGGCGTTGTAGCTGATGTTACAAATTCCTCGGTCATGATTCTTCCTTCCCTTTGAAGTACTCAATCAACTCATTGACGGAAGCTTTATGAGCGGGAATCCTCGTTGAATCAATATCGCTTTTAGGCAAATTCCATTTGTCAGTCAAACATTTCACAAGACTTCCTTTAGGGATTATGCTCGATGGATCATTAAAGCTACCCATATTTACATCAAGTACAAAGAATTGGTTTTTATCTGTATCATCTCTCAATGCAGCTATAGCGAGAAACAAAGACTCGTTGGTTCAGCATTTGATACAAGTGGATATATATCCCATAATTCCACTGTAAATGCCACCCAAATTAGGATGCCAATAAGTATACAAACAAGGGTATTGAAGTATTCCGAAAATGTTTGTATGACTATAATTATACCCTAATTCTTCTAATTTTTTTCTAAGTTTCTTCGTATTCTTATGGATAAGGCACGGTGTTGTAAATCCCATAGCTATTCTCCTTTCTTACTGATTTTTTAGAGTAGTATATCCATGAAGATTTAGCTGAATATCTATTATTTTGACATCCTCTTTGATGTTTTGAGTATAATATTTAGCTATTCTACTTTTGTCTCTTTGATAGAGTCTTTGTTCTCTAGTAGTTGCTCTATTTATGACCTTTTTGCTCATAACATTTAAAAACGAACAAAATAGGGTGGTGGATTCGAACTCACCTATACGCCATTACCTCGTGCATAGGCTACCATTAGCACTCGACTTTGCATTTCTGCTTTCAGGGACATCCAGTAGGTAGCTTTTATCCCAAACCCTATTTTGTTACAAAAATAATCAAAAATTTCCAAATAACACCCTCAAAACTAATAAATATGTTCAAACTTATTCTTGTCTTTCATGAAATCAATCCTCGACGGAATGAAAAAACGTCAAGGTCTCGGATAGGCTTTGTCAAATCACGAAGGCTGGTATTCATGCTTTTTATGGCTTCCAGCCTTTCATCAACCCTTTCCTCTGTTTCCAATTCATTGTCAGCCCTCCAAAGCATCAAATCATGCGTTTCAGATATAATGGTTTCAAGGCTAATGATAAATTCATTGCATTGCCTACGTAATTCAAGCTCTTTCCTTTCACGGGAATTCAGTTCTTCGTTACTCATACCCTTGTTTCTTTTCGCAAATATAGCAATAATATATATAAAATCTAATATATTGTAGAAAATATAAAAGAATAATATTAATAGCTTCCCTCTCTCACCATTACATCTCCGTCCACATCCACCTCGCAGGAGGGGCTTTTCTTGTACACATATACCTTTGAGCTACCACTTTGCTTTACGTTCACTTTGGCATTGTTATAGACCGACACAAACACCTTAGACATTCCCGATACATCAATAGAGACATCGCAATCATGCCTTACATACAGTCTTGCAGCCGCAAATCCACCAAAAGAGATATTACCAGTACAGTTACCGTTTAGTACCCATGTACCGTTTTCTCCATTGGTGGTATTGATTATCTCGTCCACGAAAACAAGATTATCGTTCAATACCTTTCTGTCAAAGTAAGCCTTTATAAACTCTTTATTGGGGAAATCGTGAAGTTCAAAGCAAAAATCACTGCCTTTCTTCCACATCTTAATCAGTTCGTCCTGGGTACGATCTTTATCCCATTCACCCTTCCATTGTTCGCAGAGACCAAGCTCTATAGCTCGGTCTCTAAGCTTTTTATTAAGTTCGTCCATAATTATAATCCTTTAAGTTTACCTGAACCTTTATCTATTATTCGATTAAACATATCCCGTATCTCCTCTGCAAACTGTGCATTCCTTTCCGTATTTCTCGCTATCGCATTCAGCTGTTGCAACTGGACCTGTGCTATAACACTCATCTTTGGGAAATCTTCATTAAAGAATTTTTCCTGCAACATACGCTTCACACTAACATCTTGTCGTATAGAATTTAGATATGAACCGAGCAAGTCAGCAGTATCTTCCGTAACTCCCTGTATCCCTTTTGACAGACCGGAAGTGTCGCTTTCTCCGGTAGCTGCCAATGCGCCTCTAGTTGCCTTATCAAAAGCTTCAAGGAATTTTTGTGAAGCATCCAGCATAGCATTACCCTCTGTATCAAAGAAATCTTTAATAGTAGAAGCTGCAAGCTCTGTATTATTATTCAAATCTTCAAAGGATTTGAAAACACCACCATTTCCATTCTCGTCACCGAATAACTTTTGCTGTAACTTCTCCATCATTGGTGCAATAACCAGATTTTTCAGAATGGAATTAGCCACATTTTTCATAATGTTGTTCACTGCATCATCAAAAGCCAATGCAGCATCTTCTCCGTTTGCGAACGCATTAGTGAGTGCATCGCTTATCTGACCTGCCCAATCATCAAAATCTATCGCATACAGTTCTTTAGCTAAATCTTCAATAAAGTAGCGTATCTGACCATTCAACTCATTTATTTGCTGTTGATAATCAGCTATTTTCCCACTATCCGATTTCTTTTTGCTTTCTTCATCACGAAGCTGACCTTCGAGCTCTCTTCGTTGTGCCACAAGTGAAACGTATTGAGCCTGATAGGTTTTCAACGCTTCTGTCCCGCCTACGCCTACATCTTCAAGTGCTTTCAGGGCTTCTTTATCAGTTTCTACAGAGAAAAGCTTAATATTTGTTCCAAAAAACTTGGATAGTTTTCTTGCAGTAAGTTCTCCGGCTTTTATCTGTTCCTTCAAGTTCTCCGCATACCTACCACTGTTTTTTAAAACCTCATATACAGTAGAATAACTTGTGCTTAGAGAACTTCCACTCCTCTGTACCTGTTCATTCAACTGTTCATACAGGGCAAGTTGCTGCTCTACTGCTCTTGTACCCGTACCCCCAAATCTTTCTACTGAATCATTTAGATTATCGTATGCATTCTTTAATTCCTCTACACGCTGTTTGCTCCGTTCTATCGCTTTATCTAACTTTTTATCATGTATCTGTGCAATTCCGCTTATTAGACCTAAAGCTGCACCTGCTGCCGCTCCCCAAGGTCCTGCCGCTCCTAAAGCAGAAGTTATTCCCTGCATCGTTGAAGCACCACCGACAGCACTTCCCACAACACTTGCTGCATCGGAAAGTCCTGAACCAAGCCCAAGATTTTCAAATACACCACCAAGAAAATCAGCTGCATCCGCTAAAGCATCAAATTTACTTATTACACCTTGTATTGCAGCTGCTTGTTCTGCTTCTGCTGATTTAAGCTGATTACTAGCATCTTTCTTTTCCTCATCTGTTTTTGCATTCTTCAATGCATTCTTTGCGTTTTTGATATTCGTAAAAGATGCTCCTAAAGCTTTGAATGGATTACGTTCGGTCTGCTCATTCCTTAGTTTTCGAAGGGCTTCCACAAGTTCCTTTGTATCTTCCACGGAAAGTTTTTGGGAGGAAGCAAACTCTTCCACCTTATCAATCATTGAATCCAGTGTGGCATTTGACACCCTATCCAAATCATCGAATATGCGTACCCAGTCGGAAGATTCTTTAAACTGTTCAAAAGCTACGCTTCCTTTCTCTTCATTAGCCCGCTTCTTGCGCTCGGCAATCATTTTGTCAACATCCACACCACCAGATTCAAGTTTATGGCGGTTACTCTCTATGTCAGCCAAATCATCATTCAGCTTGTTCTCAATCTCCGTCACCTGTGTAGCATAGTCACGGTATTTGCTTACAAGTTCAGCCAAGTTATCGGCTGTATCTTTTCTTAGCTGCATCATACCGTCATTGTAGGCTTTCACGTATGGCTCTATGGATGAAATGCCTGCATCCTTCATTGATGCTTCATCCATTTTCAACACATCCCCAAAGGATATTCCTTTCCCTTCTATGCCTTTTTCTATCTCCTCACGGAAACCTTTCATCATATCCGTCTCACCAACATTCAGTTCACCGAAAGCAAGCTGCATTGCAAACTTTTTGTTGCCCGTTTTTTCTCGTACGGATTTGAATAAGTCCCACTTCTTTGTGGTATCATCAATTTGCTTCTGGATATTTTTCAGGACTTTAGCCGTATCCTTTTTTAATCCATCAGTATCAATCTCTACTCCAAGTTTAAGACCGCTATCTATAACCTCTTTCTGTTTCTTCACATTAGGATTAAGCTTGGGAATAATATTATTCTTTATATATTCTCCAATATTGTTTATATCAAGTCCATTATCAAATAAAGCCTTGAAACGTGAATCAGACTTAACTGTATTCAACGCCTTTTCTTTACCCTGTAAATCAACGTATTTCTTGTATTCTGAATAAAGTTCTTTCAGCAAAGCAATCTCATTCTTGTACTTCTCGGCTGTTGGGTCAGACTTATCTACGCCTTTTTCTTTTCTTGGTGCGCCTCCAAGTGCATCCTCATAAATTTTCTTCGCTTTAGAAAGCTCAGAGGTATATCCGGGAAGAACTTCCTGTGCCTGTTTACTTTTCTTATTTAAGGCATTGATTTTACCGTTCAAATCATCTATAACTTCCCCAATTCTTTTAAAGTAAGCCTCTCTTCCCTCATCTTGCCTTGGAGCAAGAGAACCAGTTTCCCCTGCAATGGCTGTACTTTCGGTAAACCAACGAGATGAAATTTCTTTTTCTATAGCCAGATTTGATTTTACTACTCCATAAAGCTCATTTCTGGATTGCTTTACAATTTCTTTGGCTCTTTCAAGATTTTCACGGGCTTCTTTTACTATGTCCGTTTCCATAATGCTATCATCACTCGCTGCCGACCTTTGTTCTGCATATCTCATTTCCCTTTCTGCTTCAATCAGGTTTTTAAGACTATCCCTATAGTTATTCTCAGCGGTAACTTTTGCTTGCATACGAGCAATTTCAGTAGCTTCTTTCCTTAATGCAATTTCCCCCCTCAAAAGAGCCTGTTCGTATGTCATATTTTTAAATGCAGAGGGATATAAATTTTGCATTTCAGAAAAAGCGCGTCTTCTTTCATCTTCTGCTTTCTTTGCATTAAACAGAGTGTCAAGATAAGAAGACATTTTTTGTTTGCTTTCATATAATTTGTCAGCTTGTTCTTGCACCTTCTTGTTGTATTCTGTCAAGGAATCCGTAGCATCATCAATGCTCATTGTATAAGCTACTATACTTCCTATAACAACACCTATTACGGTTGCAATCAAATACAGTGGGTTAGCTGCCATTACTGCATTTAGAACTCCTTGAGCAACTGCTTGTGCTTTAGTCAAAGCTGTAAGACCTCTTAATGCTCTTGATGCATTTATGATGGTTTGAACTGAATTTATAGCAATATTTGCTTTTTGTGCCGCATTCACAAGCAATATAGCCGTCTTATAAGCCCCATAAGCCCCTATAACTCCCGTGAGTACCGGAAGCAACTCCCTCCAATGCTCCGTAAGCACCCTAACCATGTCAACGCTACCACCCAACAAATCATTATTAGCCTGCGCAATATCAGCAAGCATAATCTGATAGGCATCCTTCAACTTTGCAAGCTTACCGGAAAGACTGTCAGACAACTTAGCCTGCATATTATAGAACTTTCCTCCCTCATTTGTCAGATCGGTAAAAACCTCCTTAACCATCGCAAACGGAACTTCACGGTTGCTTATCTTGTCGAATACCTCACCAACGCTAACGACACGATTTTCAAGCTGAGAGAACTTCTTTGCCAGTTCATCCAGCAACGGAATACCAGCCTCCGTAAACTGCCTTACTTCCTGCCCACGGAGGAAAGCCGCACTTCGCACCTGCCCGTAAGCAAGTATGATACGCCCCATATCCACACCAAGCCCCGCAGAAACATCCGCTAATCTCTTAGTGGTATCGTAAAGCTCTTCATAAGGTATCTGGAAAGCTGCCAACTGTTTGGTATATCCGGCAAGCTGCTGGAACGTGAACGGACTTTCAATAGCCAAATTCTTTATCTTTGAGAACATTGCATCAGCCTTTGCCCCATCACCAAGAATGGACTGCAACGCTATATGCTGTTTCTGGAACTCACCACCTATCTCAATCAACTGCGTGGCAAACCTTTCCAGCGTATAAATCGAATACACGTTTGCCATTTGATTTCGCAAACTACTCACAAGCCCGTCCTGCGTTCTCATACTTGCATTAGTTCTATCCAATGCAGCCTTATGCCTTGTTTCAAGAGCCAAAGCCCTGTTCTTTTCTGCATTAAGCCTGCCTTGCTCAGTCGCAAGCCTGTTCGCTTGATTGATGGCAGCCGTAAGACTTCCGCTTCTTATGGAGTTCAGAGCGTTTGTCATTCCCGCACTCGAGGACTTGGCTCTTTCCAACATGGATATATATTGTCTAAGCTGTTCGATGCCTTGTTCAGTCTTAGGTCCCGCAATACCGCCTATCTTAGAGTGGAGAGAAAGCCTTTGCATTGCATTCTCGGCTCTTTGTATAGCCGAAGTAATACGGATCAGGTCATTTATGCGCCTGTTATCAGCCGTCTGCTGTGCTTTCTGAGCCTGCTCAGAAACTTTTTGGGCAGACTTAGCCAGTCTTTCTTGCTCTTGGTAATAAGCCCTCAACTGATTCTGGGCATTCTGATAAGAAGCACTCTCATAAGGCAATGATATGGCAGACTGAATACGAGAATAACTTAACGCCTGGTTCACAGGTTGCATAGCCTTCTCCTTCTTAGCCTGGATATCAGCCCACATTCTTCCCTCACGTTCTAATTGCTTTAATATAATATCCCTCGAAGTCTGTTCCGCCTTGTCAGTCTCCTGCTGTACAACTCTGTTTTTCGTTATTTCCTTTCCCTTCTCTCTAAGCTTGTTCAGAACCTCGTCAACCGCTTTTTCGCTCACGTCAACGCCTATCTTTATATTTAGCTCCTTTTCCAGTTTAGCCTTTATCTTTGGAATATCATCATCCGTCATATCTTTCAGATACAACGAGTAAAACAACGAACCTAAATTAGCCATAACTATTCCCTCCTTTATCTTTTATCACCCAACTTAAAACCACTCAAATCAAGCGTGACACCGGCACCATTTTTCCCGTACTTCTCCTCCCATTTCTCCGCACGTTCCATTACGTCCAATGCGTCAGCACGCTTGAAATTATCCCCATGTTTACCCTTATCCTTTCCTCTAACATTCCCGTACACCGTTACCGGGCAGTCGCAAGCCATAAGTTCAATCTGTGCAGCCGTATAGGCATCATAATATCCCCACATCGGCACAGTCCAAAGCCCCCAAAACAGTTTTAGGGGTTCGGTGAGACAGGGGTGCTTTTCCCCGATTGCCCACGCTGCGCCATAAAACTCTCTTGACGGATACGACTTACTTCCTCCCTCGTCATCGATTTTATCGTGTCCCTCATCTCGGTCAGATATATTGTAATCAAGAAATAGTCTCCCGGTTGTGCTTTTTTTTTACACAGTTCCACGAGCGGCATAAGTTCCTTGTCGCTGTACTGTTTTACATAATAGAACCACCGCCACAAAAACCAATAGAAGAATTTTATTTTGAAATACCCGTTCAAGACGAATGCGGCAGCACACTTTGATGAAACCTTGTCCTCATCCTTTTCTTCTAAAAAGATGTCCGTCACTTTACGTCTGGTACGGTTTCTCATCCATCCTATACTGAATTTTGTGCCTCTTATCTCTACGATATCCTTCTTGTTCTCAACAATTGAATTCAAAGCCTTTTCCTGCTCTATAGTGGCCTCTTCCACTACCTTTTTCTTTGCCATAAATAAAAGTTTTAAATGAAGAAGGGCGACGGCACACATACGCCACCGCCCTTAAATAGATATTCAATCACATTAATCGGTACTTTTTATTCCCCGGAAGCTTCAGTTTTCTCCAAAATGAATATTTCCACTTCTTCCGAATTTGCTTTAGGTGTTACGGTCACATTGAAGTATGCAGGGTTATCACCGTCAGCGGCAACCAGTGAAGAATACATTTCCACTTTAGGAAGTATGATTATAGTGCTTCTATCATTGCTTGGGAATATGAGAGAACCCAGAACCTTTTTGGGATTCATACTATATCCCTTGCCTTTATAAGTACTTCCGTCAATCAGCCCGGAAGCGGCAGCAACTGAAACATCCGCACCCGCAGCGGTCTTTACAGTACCCATGAGCAGTTCATTTATTTTTCCCGCCACGGAGGCTATTTGCAAAGAGATGTCACTGTCGCCTTTTACAGCTTTTGAAGTCCAGATTCTTCCCGTTGTCAACTTAATCTCTGTCACGTCAGCAGCTCCTGTGTCAAAGGAAATACCGTCTTCCAACACTGGAAGCTCCATGTCCACAGTCAGAGCAGAAGCCGCAAGATCGGTGGATTTTATTTCAGTACTCTTGTAATAAACCTCCTCAATGTCATTAAACAAAGTTTCAAGAGATGAAAGTTTGTCTGTAATAGTCATTCCTGCCATATTATTTTCTCCTATAATTTTTTATAATTCATTTGTATAACTGTCCGTTGTATTCACTATCAGCTTTGCCTGCACGAACCAGACCGTAAAGCCAAGTCCGTCATCGCCTTTCATAATCACACGCGGCTTCGTTACAGAATACCGTACGCCTTTCAGCGGAAACTTTTCCATCAGCGTGTCCGTCATTTCCTGCAACCGCTTTGTGTAAGACACACCGTTTGCCCTGTTTCTCGCCATTAATTCAAAGCGCATTGTAGTGCTCTGATAAGCATTCTGATCGTCCCATGAAACCGGAAGTGAAACCACCACCATATCCTCCATCTGTTTCTGTGTGGTAGAAGGCCTGTGTTCAGGAAATACATTCCTGCTCACGTCCGTTACATTCGCACAGACATCTTCAAGAATATCGCTTATGTAGTATCTAGTCACGTGTGCCATGTCATTCTATCGGTCTTAAACTTTGAGCTAACACCCTTGGGGAAATTTGGAAAGTCTCAGTCAGAACATTCAAGCCATACATGTCTTCCAGAAAATCGGAATACTCAGTTCCCGTACACATTACTATACCGTAACCCTTATAGACTTCCGGCTTATAAGTTGTAAGAAACCTTTTGGCTGTGGTGTATCCATACATCTTGTCTGTTTCAACCAAATCTTTCAACCTTACCACCCTTTCATTTCCGGTCATGTATTCCTCCACGATTGCCACACCGTCCTTTTTATAGCTCAATTTTCTTCGGGTAGGACTAGGAAGCCGATCCATATCTTTCAATGCAATCGTTCTTGCTAGTTTTCCTCTCTTGAAAATACCCACCATATAAGAGGTGATAGTGTTTCCCGTAAGATTCTGGAACTCCTTTGAAAACTCTGCGTCCACAAGTAACTTGTAAGAAGCATTCGTCAGAATATCCAACATCTGCATATCCATCAGTTTCTTGAACTTCTTGAATCCCTCATTCAGAGCTTTCGTATTCGTTCCCATGTCCTTAGTTGCTAGCCATATTGAAATAAAACGTACTTCCCATTTCAGACGGGGCCGGGTCTGATATAACATTTTTCGTAAACGTACCACTGTAATCCGTGAAGTCTATAAGATTACCTCTATTCACTCCAAGTATCAAACCTGGGACGTCCACTGCATAATCACCTTTCAGCACATTGTCAGTCTTGAAAGTACGGAGACTGTTGCTTCCATACTTCATACACTCACCCTCGTACAAAACCGTTTCGTCCCCGTCACTGAAAGAAGTTTCTCCCTCCATCCGGTAAATCTTGCACGTGTGCGGAAAGCTTGGATTATTTACTTTCGCCATATCCTCATCCCCCTTGCAATCATTCTGATAGTTGAACCTGTAGTATTCTCTCCATACCGCTTGTAGATGTCGTTAGCCATTGCGCGAAGGTTACGTTTGTCGAATGCGGAACTCTGAGTACCACCTTCCTTGTGTTTCCACACGCCATGACTATCTTCTACACTTCCCTTTACGCTTGGAGTGCTTGCGCACCACATATAAAGGTCAGCCTTGCACAGTTCTTTCGTACGTTTGTCAAGTTCCGTCACGTCCGTTCCGGGGGAAAGACCTCGATCTATCAGAATCGTGCTAATAGCATTGTCATCCACAGCAAACCCGACACAACCACGGAGATAACCCTCAATGGTTGTGTCAAGTGTAACTGTATTTTGAGAATTATTTACCATTACCCCTTGATATCGATGTAATACATCCAGCGAACCTTGTTAGGAACACAAAGCCCCGTAACTTCACTCTTGATTACCTGTGTCATGGTTTCATCATTGAACAACTGTCTGATAAGCGTTCTACCGCCATCATACAGAGCCGTTCTTGCGCCTGGAGTCTCCATATAAATAGGTTTTCCGCACTGTACGTCACCAATAGCACCGTCAGGAACATAAACCAACACACCTTCTTCAAAGCTCTGCAAGTTTGTGTACTCCACTTTCTTCGTAGTAGTATTGAATTTCTCTACAGCCGAAATGGCATCAATAACGGTAATCGGAGCGCCTATTCTCGCCTCAATGAAACTCTTGATAGTTTCATCATCTACCAAAGCACCGAAAGCGGTACGGTTATTAGCATCCGTAATATCTGGACGTGCATACATCACGTACATATTGCGGAAATAAGGCATCAGCAACATGTCATCCCAAGTAGTCTTTGAAACTTCCCAGTGGCCTTGAGGAGCAAAATCTTTCTGCTGACTGTCTCTCTTCGTGTCACGCATGATCTTGATCGGATCAACACTAACACCTACCTTTGAATCTTGGGTAATTACTCCTTCTGAATTCTTTGTGTACCATTTGCTTACCTTCTTGTTCTTGTTCGGAACTTCAAAGTCTATCTCCAAAGGAATACCCAGAGGGTTATTGTTCGCACCGATGGTAAGAACACCCTTTTTGGAAACTACTTGGTGTCTTTGGTAAGCGATGGTGTTATAGTTACCTCCCAACAAATCGTCAAGACCGTTGAAAAGCAACTCCATGATAGTAGTCTCAATCTCCGGTGTAGTGCTCCCTATGGCATTTGCCAGCATCATCTTTTCGCGAAGAATCTTACGGCTCAATGTCACCTCATGCTTGAAAGTAGGAAGACCACCCATTTTCAAGCTCATTCCGTCCGTACTCTTCGTTGCACCGTCACTATCAATGTCTACGTAGGTAGCCATCGTATACGGTCTGATAGTCGCCTCAATCTGTTCGTAAGTCGGATTGATGGGAATATTTGGATTTAACGGAAATCCCAGATTCGCAAACGTTCTCTCCGCATTATACTTGTTGGCAAACATGTCCTGTATGTAGTACTGCAAAGCACTCACACCGTTTTTGTCAACATATCCCATTGAAGCGAGGCCTTTCGCTACAATGTCATAAAACTGTTTATCTCTTGTCATCATAACTCACCTCCTTTTTAAGATTCTCTCACAAATTCAATCATAGGCAAGTTAGCCTCTATACCGGAAGGAATGGTAGCGCCTACCACTCTGTCCGCATAAATACGTCCCGCACGTACCACTGCACAAGTAGCAAGCGTACAACCGTCTGGAATGCATACATCCTCAAACGTTAGCCCGTTCACCTTGGCCGTCATATCGTTCCATTTGGAAGCCGTAAACGTTTCCCCTTCAGTGATCGCAGTCTTATTCTGATAAATCTTATTAGCCTGAATCACTACATCTCCAACGGCATAGGCTTTAGTTGAATCGTATGCCTCTCCACGGAGCAAAGTCACCTCTTTCCCGGGTCCGTTGAATATCACCGGAGTACCCGCACCGATAACGGTACCTGCCTCCATTCCTTCAATATCAATCGTGCCACCGCCTTGATACAGTTCTTTTACTCTCGACCATACTGGAAAACTGCCGCCAAACTGCGCACTTTTCTTCGATATGGTGTTGAATGTCCCATTCTGAAATTCCATACTCTTTGTTTTTTTAATTACACATTAGTTCCTTCCTCTTTCGGAAGTTTGCCTTGCGCTATCATTCGCTCTTTGAAAGCGTTTCTGCGCTCTTTTGCCTCGGCTTCTCCTACTTGTGTGGAAACTCCCATCGAACCACCGTAAGGAGTAGCGCCTTCACCGATGTAGGCTTTTAGCTTAGTCTCGTAGATACCTTTCGCGGCATCCACCAACTTTGCTTCATCCATACCTTCAGATATTTCAACCATATTTACCGCATCTTCCCAAAGAGCTTTGTTTGATACTTTTAGCTCAGAAGATTTTCCTCTTGCACTGTTTTTCAGCGCATCTACGGAAGATTTTTTCTTCTCGTCTTCAAGAGCCTTCTCCAATGCTTCAATACGCTTTGCGAGCGCATTATCAGTAGGTGGAGTAGCGGGATTAGGGTTGGTGGGAGAAGTATTGGTTGCGGAAGAAGTGCCGAAGTTTTTCTTCGCTTCCTCCACCGCTACGGCAACATCGTGGTTGTACTGCCCTTCCATTGTTTTCAATACCTCCGTATGCAATGCCCAATAAGCATCGTCCGGTTCCGTACCTTCGGCAGGAAGATGTTTAGCCACGTATGTTTCCAGTGTTTTCTGAGAGAAGCTGGTTTTTCCAAGTTTCTCTGTCAGAGTGGATAAGATTTTTTCTTTTTCCATAGTTTTTGAATAAAAAAATAGAGCTGCATCAGAGGTTTTTCCTCCAATACAGCTCTATCGGCTTTATGTATCTAATTTTTATTTAACTCCTGTCATATCAACTTTGATATAGTTCCTGCACCGCCTGCACTGAACACGAAGCATGATTACTCCATTTAAGTATCTGACTTCACCCATCTTTTGCCCACATATCGGGCATGTAACCATTTGTAACGTTTCCTCCCTTATACAAGAGCCATCCAATGAAGTCCTTACTTTTATCATATTTTACTGATTATGTTGCAAATATATAAAGCTTATTGCACATTTCAAACAAAATATATATTTATTTTCTATGAAAACTTAGATAATATACATATATTTGCAGATGTAACCAAGCCAAAGAGCTGTATTAGTGAGCATTATTGCCCACCGATACAGCTCTTTTTTCGTATATATGGAAGTAATAGATAGTAAAGTAACTACAAAAGATGGTTGCGAAGTGCTTGATTGTGATTATGTACAGTCTCTTCGTGATGCGGACAAGAAACGACCTAACCACTTAAAAATAATAGCTCAACTTGGAGGGCAAGAAAAAATGCTCAACTCAAGTGCCGATATTATAATTGGAGGGGGATGTCGCGGAGGTTCAAAATCTTTTACTTTACTAATGGAAGCTTTGAAAGATATTAGAAATCAAAACTTCCGGTCTGTAATTATGAGGCATGAGATAAATGACCTTTCAGACCTTGTTGAAACATCATATAAATTGTACAATCCTTTCGGAAAATACAATAAGTCTAAGAATGATATGACTTGGAATTTCGACAAAGGAGGATATCTTGAATTTTCTTATCACGCTGATAGCGTGGAAGATTTTAAGAAACGCTTTCAAGGTCACCAATACTCTTATATTGGCGTGGATGAAATAACTCACATGGACTATATAAAGTTCAAATATATGGTTACTTGTAACCGTAATGCTTATTCTATCCGAAACCGCATTATAGGAACCTGTAACCCTGACCCCGATAGTTGGGTGGCTAAATTCATTGACTGGTGGATAGGAGAAGATGGTTTCCCCATACCGGAACGTGACGGAATAGTGAGATATTGCTTTATGGACGGTGACAGCACAAGCGGGATTTATTGGGGAGATACAAAAGAAGAAGTATATCAGCAGTGTAAGGAGACAATAGACAAATATTGGAGACCTGAATATGAGCAATACGGAACGCCACAAGACCTGTTTATAAAGTCAGCTACATTCATTGAAGCTAAACTATCGGATAACATACAATTGATGCGTTCCGATCCTACTTACCTAGCCAACCTTGCCAACCAGTCCGAAGAACAGCGTGCCCGTGACCTCGATGGAAACTGGAAATACCGTTCTGTAGGAGATGACATGATAAAGCTTCAGCACATGGAAAACTTCTATCATGCCCCATACCAACAGGGAGACAATGTACGTCGTGTCTCTTGTGACGTAGCATTCGAAGGAGGTGACAACATGGTGATGGTGCTATGGGTGGGGTGGCACATACAAGACATATATGTATGCCAGTTCAACTCCCGGATGGCTGTCAATGCCGTAAAATCAAAGCTTAACGAATGGCATGTGAGAGAAGAGAACTTCACATACGACCTCAACGGACTGGGACAGGCTTTCAAAGGATTTTTCCCAAAATCTGTGCCATTCAACAACCGGGAAGCCGTTGCCGATGAATTCAAAGGTATTTACGCCAACCTCAAGTCACAAGCCGCATACCTCTTTGCTGACAAGCTTATCAACTGCGAGATTTCGATAAATGAGAATCTGGTAGACAAAAAGTTCAACGGAACGCCGCTGTCCCTCATACTGAATAAGGAGAGAAAAGCCATACGACAGTCCATCAACGAGGCCGACAAAGGATTTTCCATCATCAAGAAAATAGAAATGAAATCTATTGTAGGACATTCACCTGACTTCATAGAGGCCATGTTTATGCGCATGATATTCGAGATAAAGAAAACCAAGCACGTGAAGCCACGCTTTGCGCGTATCATAAGACCATCAAGCCATTATAGAAGATGAAGACAAAAGAACTTAAAACCAAAAAACCGTGGAAGAAAATACTTCCCTGCGGTCTGTCTCACGGACGTTTCACCGCATCTGCGGAAGTACCTATGCCTTCTGATGATATGTCCTTTGACATAGTGACTCAAGCCGATTTTCTCCGGCAATACTATCCGTCCGGCCATTCCATAAACGACACATCTGTTTACCCTGACATAATCCGTGAGGAAATAGTTCCGGTCAAGGATGCCGACGGCAACGAAACGGGGAAAACTACCAGCCGCTTTTATATAGAATACGTCCCACGTTACGCATTCGCATTCCAGCAAATCATTAAAATCAAACAAATGGTTCACCTTTGCGGGAATGATATTCAATTTGAACTATCAAGTCCGAAACCTACTCAGACTGAACAGGACATATTTAACATATACCGCGAAGGCTGGCTGAAGAAAAATATGGAAATAGCATTTTTTGATTCAGCCGATTCGGTAAAGACTACCGGAGATACAGCCTTTATAGGATACATCAATGATGGAAAGTTCGGAAATAAAGTATTCTCATTCTCCAAAGGAGACACGTTATATCCCCATTTCGACCCGATTACCGGAAAACTTCGTGTATTTGCACGCTCTTTCAATGATATGGACGAAAACGGAGGGATAGTGACAGAATGGCTTGAAGTATGGGACAGTACATATTTCTACCGTTTCAAGCGTAGTGGGGAAGCCGGGAAAACATTTATAGACAAGATTCTAGGCATATTCGGTCTGGACGGGTATACCCTTGTAGACAAAATCCCGCATGGTTTTCCGTTCGTCCCTGTTTCCTACATGAGGGATGATGACGGTGCGTGCTGGTGCCCTTCTCAGGACAGTATAGATGCTTATGAAATGTCTTTCTCCCAAATGGCGCACAATAACCAGGCCTATGGAGAGCCTGTGCTTGTATTCCAAGGAGAAGGTACCAACCTTGATACACAATACGATCTTAACGGGACAATTAAGACCATTACGATGGGCACTGATGACAAGGCATCCTATCTGAGCGCGCAAAGCGCATCCGAAAGCTACATGAAGCAATTGGAAACTTTGTATAAGATGATATTTACACAATCGTTCATCGTAGAACCCCCAGAACTTAAATCGGGAGACCTTCCTGCTGCCGCATTGAAAATACTCTATTCACCTGCGGTAGAGAAATCGATGAATGACGCAGCCAAATATCAGCCTTTTCTTGATGGTATGGTAGAAATATTCACTTATGGATATGGTGTCGAAATGAAAAAGACCATCGACTTTGCCAACCTCAACATGAAATGGTGGATAGAGCCGTATGTACATGTTAACTCATCTACAGTTGTTTCCGACCTTGCAATTGCTGTACAGAACGGTTTCTGTTCCAGACAAACAGCATCTGAACGCATTGAAACCCTATATACAACAAATGGGGAATGGGATAGAATCGTACGTGAAAAGAAGGAGGAACAACAGGCGGACCTTCTATTTGAGCTTAAAACCGCTGAAGCCAATAAAAAAGAAGGAAGTACGATAAGTGTAGAAGAAGGAGTTAAAGCATGAGATATCCGTCAGACAAAGAGATAGAGGAAGCGAGAGACTACATCCGTAAGCGTCTTGAAGCGGAGCACAGCATGGAAAGGAATCTCCGTTCCGCCATGCTCTGTGCTGCCGAAAAGATAATATCCATATCTCGTAAGTATGGCATTCCTCCAAATATGTTCCGCTTCTCCCAAGACAAGAATCTAAAACGTGAAGTGGAAGCTGTCATTGCTGATTTGCGTGCTACCATAGAAGACTATACATATACTCTTGCTGTAGCCATCCACAATGATAAGGAAGATGAGATATTGGCATATATTACCCGAAACTCATACGGCAAAACATTCGGTGAACGTAACTCCATATATGCCAACCGCTACAAATATGAGTTGGAAGCCGCCATAGCCGCATCCATGCTTGCCGGAACCTCAAAGGCAGTTACACTACAGCTTATATCCCAAAACTTGGAACACCCATACGACAATCCCGACTTTATAGAAGCAGTCAAGACGGGAGATATGAATGCCACACGCATACAGACTGACGGAATAAGCTACGGGGTCGGACGAACCAACAGCAGCTTTACAGCATTGCGCAATCTTACCGTATATGCAGTAGCCGAAGGATGGATGAGATACCAGTACTTATTAGGAACAGAGAAGGGAGCAAAAGGTTTTATCACCTTCCGAGCCAGCAGCTTTCCTTGTCAAACATGCGATGAATACGCCATGCGTCCTCACCCTATATCAGACCCATACCCGCCACTCCATAACCATTGTGTATGCGGGATGGCATTTATCTATTAACCTAAAATACAAGAAAATATGCTCAAATATTCAAAGCGATTTACCAATGAAACCAAACGGTACAACATATCTGTATTGGAACGTGCCATGGCAGATATGATAATGATGGGATGGGATGCAACCGAAGCTTTCATAGCTACCGGTCAATATAAGCCGACTCTTGCCGATGAATGGAACAAGCAGCAGATAGACAAGATAATCAATGACCCCAATATTCTCACCTATATGCAGTCCAAGCAGAAGGCAATCCGCTTGGGACGTTTCAAGAAGATACCAACCTCGTGTGATAAAGACGAAAAAGAAGAAGCCGAAGACGACTTTACCGGGAAGTTCCGAGACAAAGACGAAGTGCTTAATGCCCTTGCCGCTACAGTCAAAGACTTAAAAGGTAAAGAACGCGCTGATGTGCTTATGAAAATAGCCGATCTCCAGCAAATGAAAAAAGAAGAAACAATAGAAGAGGATAACACCGTCCATTTCTATCTTCCAATTTCATGTAAATCATGTTCTCTATACATGAAAGCACGCAAGAAATCCCTTCCCAAAGTAGAAAATGAAAATGAAGAATAGCTTATCCGTAACCGGAAAAAGTTTAGGGGCACGGTGTACATAGAATACTCCCGTGCCCCTCTTTATTCATTCGATGAAATTACCTGTTATTTCAAAATAGCCACACACCCAATTACAAGAACTGTCAGAGCAATCAGTGCAGTTGCAATGCCGGCTATTGCAGCCCACTTGCTCCAATTAACAGGATTGAACAAATATGGGTTATCATACAGATACATCTTGCCTTGCTTGGTCAGCCTTATAGCACATACTTTACCATTGGTAAGGAATGAGCATTTCACAAGGCCTGCCTTTTTTAGAGAGCTTGCAGCCAGCGCATACTTGTCATACGGAATATCACTGGGTACATCCGTAAATCCTGCGTCAAGCATCCGCAACACTTTCTTTTCGGTCTTAGACAGCTTTATCCGTTCCATTTCACTTTCATAGTTTAACCGTCAATTCCACTACATACCTAAAATCCGTCTCCTTTCCCATGTTGTCATATACAGACTGCCGGACAAACCCTATTTCATCCACCACAAGCCCCGTATTCCTCTCATACGTAGCCAGCATGCCGGATATGTCCTTCTCAATCTCCGCTTTCAGAGCTTTCGCTTTTTCTATTTCCCCCATCTTCTTTCTCCATCTCTTTTTTCATCTCATACTTTGCCCGTTCCTCCGCAAGTATTTTGGCATCTTCTTCGTCACTGACCGGCTCGGCTTTCACGCGCTCAAGAGCCCGTCCAATAGCTTGAACTACATCATTCTGAAACTCAGCGTCAAGAAGTGTAGCAACAGCGAATATGTTATTGAAAATAACACCTACGCCCGGCTTGTCCTCCTTCCGAACATTGTCAAGCAATCCATACATCATGCTGTCAATCCTGTACATGAACCTGAATATGCCGTCCGAGGCACGCACTTCCATGAAGTCCACACCATCCATTTCTACCTTTTCGGCAATCCAGTTGCCAATCTGTAACTTTTCTCCGTCTTTCATAACTATAAATTGTTTATATGATTAATAACCTTATACTTAACTTCCTTCCCTTGTATATTTGCGCATAAAGGGATGTTTAAATACTTATCCTCTATAAATCCATCATTATTAAGCAACTTTTCAATGAATGTTCTTCTTAAGAAGCTATCACTATGAGGCATTACTATAATGCTTTCATTTTTCGATTCAATTTTCAAGAAAATATCCGATTGTTCTTTCTCCGAAAGCCCTATCATGTCCATAACGCCATATTTTACGGCCAGTGAACCTATGTTATATCCATACTTCACACCATCAGAAGGGCAATATTGAGTAAACAATCCTATATTATGTATCGTTATCATATCTTATCTATTTAAGAGTCTTACATATCTATAATAAAATGATTTATTCCGGTAGCAGGACTTGCACCTGCACGCTCTGCTTATCGAATTTCAACGCTTTTGAAGAACTCAACGGTTTTCTGTTGTTCCAACTATCTTTAGTGTCTCTCATTGTTCCACCATACCGGAATATTTAAAAATCCTACATATCTTCCACATCATACTCCACGTCCCCGTTATACCCGTCAAAGTCCATATTCATGTCAGTTACAATAGGAACAGGGGTTTTCAATTCCTCCTCGTTACATCCAAAAACCTTGTATATAATACCCTTGGCATCCCTTCTCCTGCTCATCTTACCGAACCCCAGTTTAGTGAGCTGCCGCCCGAAGTCCTGAGTGCTCACACTTTCAAAGCCGTTTGCTTCCGCATAGCGTACCATATCGTCATACATATCCGAGGACCTTAACCATGTGAATAACTCACCCTTGGCGTTAGCGGAAGGTCTTACCCCGCGTGCAAAAGCCCATGAAAAGGTGATGTTACTTTCTCCCATGACTATAAGCCTCTGTTTCTCGCTGTTCTCGCTTTTGGGAAAAACGAATTTCCTTTGCTTCAAATATTTCCCTCCTCTGATAATCCAATTCAATATCCCCGGATACTCCTGTTTCAGATCATCCGCCAAATGCTTGTTCTGCATCTCCTCCGGTATGACATTCTCAAACATTACATAAAGGAATCGCCTGAAATACCCATAGCTCGTATCCGAAGCCTTCGGGAGATTGTTCATGTTGAATATCATCCAAGGGACATTCCTAACCTCATAAACATTCCCTCCTATATTCCGGCCGTAAACCATCTCTCCTGAGCACAGCGTCTTGAAAGCGTCCTCATATCCCGATATGTCACGCGCCTGTATCTCCGGGCACATGTTAACCAACTTCCCGTCAATCCTTGCAATGTTCCTAAGCCTCTCATCGCCTCCCTTAATCAAAGACAACAACCCCATAGAAGAAACGTTTTCCCTACCAAATATACCTGTGATAGTCTCATAGATAACGGACTTACCATTCGAACCTGTACCAAACAGCATAAGGCAGTTCTCCACCTTGTCTATCATCTTTCCCCTGTCATAAGTACATAATCCCAGATACATTTGCAATATCAACCTACTGTCCTTCTCCGGCAAAACAGTACGCAAGAAAGATTGCCACATCGGGCACTTGGCACTGGGATCATACTTGTAAGGGTGCTTGTATATAACGTGGTACTTAGCATCGAAAGGATGCAACTCGCCATCCGTAAAGTCAACAACACCGTTTTGATAAGCCTTGATATGGAATACCGGACAAAACGGATTATTGATGCGGATAGAAAGACGAGCCTCGTCCTGGAACTTCTTAGACGAATAATGCAGAATCCTACTACTTACCCTCATTCGAATCAACCATTCCTCAACAGCCTTGCCTAACAACTCCGGATTGACAGGCTCGTAAATCTCACCGGTAAACAAGTAATAACACCCATGAAGATAACAGAAGTCACTATTCGCCATTACCTTAAACACAAGTCCCTTGATCATCATAGAGGATTCGGCAAAGTCGGTGACCGAAGAAAAACGGGCAAAAACATTCTCGTCAGACAGAGTGCATAATTTAGTGACGATTAAATGCAGTATATGGTCATAATAACTATTCATGCAAAACAACTGAATATCAATATATTATAAGTATGCAAATTAACGTTATGCATAAAAACAAGCGTTTTATAGAAATATATATCGCATACATTAACTTATATTTTCTACAAAAATACTGATTATATACATAATATACAATATAAATCCTAATTTATTTTATATCAAGTATATATAGCATGTAGTATAAAAAATCTCATATACAGGAAATGAATAATAACCATACATATTTAAGGTATAACCGTATTAGTATAGTTAACGATGCAACCATTTAACAAAATATGAAGCTATAAAATAGAAAAATAAAAAAATAAAATAAAAATTTTGAGCAGTAATGATTGTGCGTTTTGGTGCGTAATTATTACACCGGGGTGGGGTGTACATGTAATAAATATTATACTAATAATATTCACAAAACACCGTTTGTGCGCCGTATAACCCACACGTTTGGCGTTATCGCATATTCCATGTTTACATATTTAACCTCGCATTTTTGTGATAAATATTATTTTCATTTTTCCGTGAATATTATACTTAAATATTATATCACGTAAAGATAACTCGCTATATTTGCAATGTCAAAGGGAAGAAAATGGTTACATATGCAACCAAAACATATACATTACCTACACTACCCCTTTTTCTTATAACAATGATATTATTAACAATTAAACATTATAGCATTATGAAAGCAATGAATTTCTACACTGCAAACGGTTGGTCAGGATCAAACTATGATAGCAAGTTATCAACAAAGGAAATAGCCTCAAAGGTTAGGTCTTATGCAAAGAAGAATTTCCCGGGGTTTAAGTTCTCTGTTCGTTCTGAATGGAGTATGTACACGGATTCTATGTATATTGAATTGAAGGCTGGTACATGTGTTCCTTTTGTTTCGGGCTCAAGAAGTGCGGACCGTGGCTATATGTCCACGATGTCAACCGTAAAGGGCTGGGAAGATGAGTTAACGCCGGAATTATTTTCAGTCCTGGACGCTGTTACAGTCTATGCCAATTCGTTCAAGTATGACGATTCGGACGGTATGCAAGACTATTACGATACTAATTTTTATATTCATATAAAAGTGAGTGATGAATATAAGGTTGTAGAGCCGAAAGCTAAGAAAAGCGGTGTTAAGGCTGAAAAGGTTGAGGAAACCAAAGAAGTAGAAGCCATGACGGTTGAAGGTGTCGAGGTCGTGGACTACTCCGAAAAGGCTATTGCGGTGTTTGGCGATACAAAAGCCGTCAAGGAACAGTTAAAGGAACTGGGCGGGCGGTTTAACCCAGCTTTGAAGTACAACGGTGAAAAGCGTTCAGGTTGGATATTCAGCAAGAAGCAAGCGGATAAGGTGAAAGAATTGATAACGCCTACAGAGTTACCGGAACTTACAGAGGAAACGGACCAGTTGGAAAAATCGTTAGATAAGCTATCAATATGGGATAGTTTAAAAACTCTTGATTGTATTTTGTATGATGATTATAAAGCCGGTTTGTTGACTTTAGAAGAGTGTGCGAGGAAGTTTGCAAAAAGTGGATGGACAAATTTTGTTGATATAGAGTATACCAAGGTAGTTTTTGACCGGATAGAAAAACAATGTGATAACACCACGTTAATTATTGACGATTTTGCAAAATACGGCTCATTTGATTATCCGACAACATCCGAAGAATTAGACGGGTTTAAATTAGGGGAAGTCGTTTATGATCAGATCGGAGAAATAGGCGTTATATTGGCTTTTTACGAAAAAGACGGAACCGCCCGTTTAAATTCAAACGGTTGTTGCAATGTCGGTAATTTGAAGAAATGCCCGAAAACTATTGCAAAAAAAGAGGTTAAATACATGGATATAATACGACCGGAAAAAGCGTCTGATAGTTATACCGTTGAAACCTACGAAAAGAAAGTAACCGGGAAACGTTACACCGTCAAGGATAAGCCGTTAACGCTTGGATATTACGGCGTGTTGGACAGATTAGATAACAGTGTAATAGATTGCTATCCGACTAAAGAAGAAGCCGAAAAAGAGGCGGAAAGGCTTAACGGATTTACAGACTGTAACGGGCGACTGAGAAGAGTGATATAATATATACACTACTATTACATAGTATGAGGCGCGTGAGGTTTAAATCAACGTTCGCGTAATGACAATCCCGGAAGTAATACGGCTTCCGGGTAGGTGATAGTATGAATGATTTAATAATTAAATAAAGAGGAAATAATATGTATTTAGGTTTTATTCTTTGGTTAATTTTCATCTTTTTCCTGTGTTGCGGTGCAAGTGGATGTATTGGTTTTGTTCTTCTTGTATGGACGTTAGGAGTAATTATTTCGGTTATCTTCTGCAAAAAAGGAATAATTAAAGATTAGGTTATGGGATTGAATGAATTGAATGAGATACTTTTTGGCTCCAAGATAAGCCGGGAAGGAATAGAAAGAATGAATGATTTAGGTTTGCTTCCTGAGCTGTCCGATATAAAGGGATGGAAAAACACGTTTTGCGGTCGGTTTATTTGTAGATACCCGAAATATTACGGTATTATAACCAAAATCCAAAAACTATTGGGCCACATTCCTGAATGGGAAGACTTTACTAAAGCAAATATAGATGATATATTGAGCATTTTTTCTTCTTGTTCTCCAAGTTCAGCGCGGACATATACGGCAATGTTAAAGGCTGTATTAAATGACGGTAAAGATGAATTTGTTTTGCCTTACCTGAAATTTGCCGAACGATTAAACGTTAAAGGAACGCCATCCGTGAACGTTTATCTCAATCTGGATGAACTTTCAAGGCTTGAACAATATCGCCCGAAGAATGAGAAAGAGAATATTGTTTTGGCTCAGTTCCTGATAGGGTGTTATACGGGTGCCAGGCATTCGGATATACTTGAAATGACAGGAGAAAACATTCAAGGAGGATATATAACCTATGTCAGCAAGAAAACGAATATAGCAGCAACCATTGAAGCAAAACCAATACTTAAGAAACTGTTACCAATTGCCGGGAAAAGGAAATATGTAGACGCTTGTTTTAACGATACAATACGGGATATTTGCCGGAAATGTGATATCAATGGAAAAGTAAAGCTATTCCGTAGGGGAAAGAACGAGACAGGCGAGAAATGGCAGTTTGTTGCATCCCATACAGCCCGAAGGAGTTTTGCGACCAATTTAGCCGAACTAGGAGTTCCATTGCTCCAGATTGCAAAAAGAATGGGGCATTCGGATATTAAAATGACTCAAAACTATGTTGTGTGTGGTATTGGAAAGCTGAACGATAAGGCTAGATCGTTTTTTATGTAAATTTCCTGATTTGTTTCGCCTTCACCAATAAAAAAGATTGAATTTATTGGTTTATTTAAAATATATCTTATATTTGTAACAATTTAAATTATATTATTATGTCAAACAGAAGTCCCAAAAACAAGTATTCTGCTACTATTGTAACAGAAACACCTATTAATGATGGAGGCTCTAATTCTTCCACTATTACAGCTAATACAATTGAAGAGATTGAGCATTTAGCTTTTTTGGAAACACAAGGCATTTCTGCCCATGTAACGATCAAAGAGAATAAGAAAGAATACCCTTCTTTCGATTGGCAGATAGTGAAAACTTATTATTTGAACAAATACTTAAATGCTGATTTATTAATAGAAATAGGGGCAATTTAAACTTGCCCCATTTTTATTTTGCTTTCCAGCAGATCGAACGATTTTTCCACTTCCGAATTTAGCACTTTGGCATAAATCTGCGTAGTCCTAATATTCGTGTGTCCAAGCATTTTTGAAACTATCTCAATAGGTACACCGTTATTGAGAGCGAACACAGCAAAAGTATGCCTACCCATGTGGGTAGTGATGTTCTTATCAATGCCTGCATATTGTGCAACGACTTTTAATGAAACATTATATTTCTGATTGCTAATTATAGGAAGCTTATAATCATACTTCTTCAATATATCGATTGCCGGAGTGAGAAGAACTATCTTATAATCCTCATTGGTTTTCTTCCGTCTATCTGCTACAATGAATTTTCCGTTTCTTTCTTCTACATCCTTTTCAAAGTCAAATTTCTCAAAGTCGGCATAAGCAAGTCCGGTGTAGCACTGGAACAAAAACAAATCTCTCACACGGTCTATTGCAGGGACATTAATTTTGCAGAAACGAATAATTTCCAGTTCCTTTTCAGTGAGATACTTCCTTTTCTCGAACTTTCCACGCTCAAAATGCAAACCAATATAAGGATCCACATCCAACAAGCCAAATTTCATTGCCTCATGCAAATACCGCTTAAGCCTCTTATGGTAGTTATAAATGGTAGGTTGGCTTATTTCTTGCTGATGCAAAAACTCGTCATAAAGCGTTATATTCGCTTTTGTCAAGTCATCCATATAATTTATCTTTCCAAACTTTTCAAGCGATTGTAATAAAGTTCTATGCTGTTTACGTGTACTTTCTTCAAGGTCTGTCCTCTCTTCTATTCTTGTGCGTACAAAATCAATGAACGAGTCCGAATGGTTTGTTTTCTCCAAGAATGCATTCAGTTTCTCGAAGTCAAATTGCTGGTTGTTGCGCACAAGGTCAAGGATAAACTCATTCAACCTTGCCATCATCCCGTCAAGCAAAGCATTCAGTTGAATTGAATTGACTGAATTAACGACTTTCCTTTTTTCGTGCCATTGATCCGAATACAGTTTTACCGATGTTCCTATCCATTTCCGTTTACCTTCCGATGTCACTTCAATCTGGACAAGACCTTTTTTGTTTTTTGTGGCGACATGTTTTCTATCGAACACAAACCTCATTGTTGGGTACTTCATACTTTTTAATTTTTTAATTGGTGTTACTGCAACCAAACATCGGTATCACGTTTTTGGTATCATTTGATACTCTTGGTATATTTTTGGTATCAAAAGTAGTGCATTAGCGTGCATAATTGTGCATGATTTCGCACTAATAAATGTTAATCATTATATAGCATAAATAACTATATTCCAATGTTTTATCACGCAATGCACTGATATACAACAAAAAAGGCAGCTACCGAAGTAACCGCCTTCTGTGATTCCGTTGCGATTCGAACGCAAGACCCACGCCTTAGAAGGGCGTTGCTCTATCCAGCTGAGCTACGGAACCATCCTT